TTAAAAGAGTTTAATAGCTCTTCTGCTGTTCTAGGTTTTGGTTGTGCTGATTCTGTATTCATTTTTTTATAGTCTTTATTTTAATTACATTATAATACCACTTTTAGGTAAGATAAGATCAGTGCTAACTTTTTCTTCCTGAAAAGCAAGTGAGCTGTCCCCTTTAAGTCTGGGATTATCTATTGTAAATTCTTCTTTAGTTTCAATAGTTTCTGGAAAAGTACATATAAGCTGTGTTTCCATAAGGCTCAAAAATCTTTTTCCGTCTACTTCAAATTCATACATTGCTCCAGAACCTATAGTTGGAAAATTTAAATACGCTTTATGCCCTACTTTAGCTACTTTACAATCTGGACCTACTGCAAGTATAGTAACAACAGGAGCTACTTTCCAGCTATCTTCAGGTAAAACTATAGTTCCTATTTTTTTTATTACTGTTGGTTGCAATATCACATGATCTGCTACAGGAGTAAAGTGATCTCTTATTTTGTTAAGAACTTCTTCATTGTAATCAGTTAGTTGATTAAACTTGTCTTTAGCTTCTCTTTCTTTAGTCTTAGTTTGTGTCATTATTTTTATTTTTTATGTATTCTATTATTACTTGTAAAGCTAGGTCTCCAAATAGACCTTCAATGTTTTTACTTTCACTATCAAAAGTATATACTACAGATCCTTTTCTGATAAGATATCCTACTATCCTTTGATCATTTCCTTCTCTTATAGTAGGAGTAGTTGCTACTATGTACGGAGTTATAAGCTCATCTTCATTGATTATATTAAGTATAGACTCTAGTAATTCTCCTTGACTCATATCTTTGTTAACCAAGAATAAGTTTTTATATAGAGAGAAGATCCTAAACAGATTCTCCTTTACTTTTGATTCTTCTTTATTTCCTATAACTAAATCCATTACTTTAGTATTTAAAAGCAAAGATATAACAAAATTTGTTATATGCAAATACTTGATAGTAGAGAGTAAAGTTAAAGTAGTATATATAATAGAGGGTAGTACCCACCCATTATCAATCACCCCCCACTTACTCTTGAGCTAAACTCCCCCGGTAGGTAAGCTCTCTAACTTAAATTTTGAACTAATATTGATAATTATGAAAGTACTAACTCTTCCAAAAGTTAAGGCTACCTTTATTGAAAAGATTGGTAAGACTGCAATAGAATGCAACCATAATGGTTCTACTGTTACAGTTTGGGCTAATGGTGATAGAAGTATGGATGCTTCTATCTTAGTTAACATTACTATTCACGAGATTGGTGATACTTTTGTTGCTACTAAAGATAGTAGTAAACTTGGTGCAGACGGATTCCCTTTGTATAAGCAAGGAGATACTGTTACAAGGCAAACCCAATCTTATGAATTTAAGAGTTTTGCAGGTAATAACTCTGCTGCTCAGTTTGCACAGTCTGCAAGTGCATTTGGTTTGCAACTAAATGTAATTATGCAATAAGTTTGTTTTGTTAGCATTATTAGCTTAATAGCTGGTAATGCTAACTTTAATACTTAACCTTATGGAGTACACACCTTTGATAGTGGTAATATTTGTAATTGGGTATCTCTTATTGATGATATTCGATGATAGAAAGTAGTTTATTGATAGTTGATTAGGAGTTTAAGTTGGGAAACTTGCTCCTTTTTACCTTTGAAGAATAATAGTTATGGATGCGTATAAATTAAAAAGAACAAGTATTTCTCCTATTGTTGGAATATACTTTTTGTTTAACAAAAAAGAGTTGGTTTACATAGGTAAATCTACAGATATTGTTGCCAGAATACAGCAACATAAGGTTGATAAGGTATTCACTCATTACTCTTATTTTAAATGTCCTAGAAAGAATCTGGATATCTTAGAAAGGCTTAATATAAAGAAGTACAATCCAAAGCTTAATACTGTTCATGCTAGAACAGATGATAAACAATTAAATGCTTTAGAGATTGAGTATGCTTCTTTAATAAGCTCTATACCGGATAATGGAGGTTATTTATCAGAGTCCTTATTTATTTGTAAGATATCCGGTAAAGTAACTATCAGTAAGGTTAAAGTAACTAGGAGAAGAGGATACAGATATTACAATCTAGTTGATATTAAAGGAGAAATAACAGGTAATGGTAGTGTAGATATTAAGAGTTGTACTGTTACTATCAAGTTATCCAAAACTTATTACTTTCTACCTAATGGATATTACTTAAAGCTGTCTGAGTAATTATTACTTAAGTACATAGCTTATAGCAAGTGAGAATATCTTATTTCTTTCTACATCTGTTCCGTAGAAGAATAGTTTAGGGTTAAGCATAAAGGTATTACTGCTTAGTTTGATTACTACATTTTTCTTCATAAGTCTTGATATTGAAGAGTTTATAGTGTTCATAGTAGTATTTGTGATAACACCTATATCTTCTTTCCTTGATTTAGTCAAGAAGAATTGATTAGTATTATACTCTACGTAAGGTAGTAGAGCTAATACTATTCTAGTTTCTGCTCCAGAGCATCTACATAGATGTAATACATCTTCAGTATAAGTTCTGATGAATTGCTCTTTAGTTTCTACATTCTTAGTAAAAACTGTTTTAGTAAAGATCTCTCCTGTTTGAAGATCTACAGTTTCTTGGGTTAATATTGTTGTACTCATGTATAAAGTTTATACAAACATACAATAGAAAATCCGTACTTGAAATTTTTTCTGTCTAAACTAATGTAAATTTTCTTGATATATATCAAGGCGGGTTACATATATATCAAGGGGGATTATATATATATCAAAAAAATAGGTCTCAAACCCTTGATATCATTGAGTCTATCTATCTTAATCTAATCTTATTCCTATTTCAAGAGCTATTTTGGGTGGGTAATTGAGGTTAGAGGAGTAAGATTGAAATTAAGTTTATACAGAATAGTATAAACTCTTTTGATGTTAACTTAAAACAATAATATGAAAAAACTTAAAACTGCATTAATAGCATTTATGATAGTTTCTTTAGGAACATATCTACTTAGTATGTTGATTTATAGTTTGATAGGATTAGAAGTTTCTAATACTGTTAGTTATAATGGTATTATCATCTCACTACTTTCTGGTATCTACTCTTTTTTAAGAATCTTATCTAACTAGTAATACCACTTTATTAACTTCTTATCACAACTTCAACTTACTTTTAACCTCACTTTTCAAACACATTTTAACAACTTAACAACAATCTTTATGATACTAAAAACAATATTAGTGGTATCCATTGTATTTTTTACTACATATATTATAGTAGTCTTAATAGATAAGTTATTATACTGCATTTACGAATTTAAAAATGACCTAGAAGGAGTTGATAAGAAGTTTAATTCACACCCTTTTGACTTAATTTATTTAAAATCAAGTCAATATAAAATTATATTAAAAATCCTACTAGCTTCTATATCTTGGGGACTATTCTATTACTTTAACAACTAACAAAAACCAATACAATATGATAAAAGTAGTAATAATGGACTATAATAGTCCTCAAAAAAGACAAATAGCATTAGCTCCTAATGCTATTAACATCAATAATCAACTTAGCTTGATTAAAGATAAAATCCATCCTCCTTATCTAGATATAAATAGAGAAGAGTTTAGGAAATCTCCGGAAGAGAAACTTCAGCTTAAAGAAGCTAAGAAATCAGCTAAAGCTAGAAGGTAATCTTACTTCTTGATAAATAAATACAATTAAGAGTATCCGTTTGATTAATCAAGCTAAGCTTGTTTTGGATTACTTTTAAAGTTGTCGACTAGCAAAAGCTCCCAGGTAAAGCTTTAAAAACACCTGGATTTATAAGATATTGACTATAACTATAGTCTAAAGATGCTTGTTAAGCGTTTTTGTAAATTAAAATGAGCCTGTTTAAGTAGGGATACTTGCAGGCTTTTCTTTAAATAAATTAATGCCCATTTCTATTTCCCAAGGATAGATAATTGTAATATACCTCCTACATAAAAAATTATGCTAAGGAGTAACAAGTAGAATATTTAAGGTGCAAGTCCTTAATATTACAATTAAGCGCAGAGGGATTTATTTGAACATTAAAATAACAGAAAATAGGGGTGTCCATGTAATATTGGAACTTAGTCTAACCCTATCGAGTTTAATGTTTTTTTATTATGAAGAGATTAACTTTTTAAAGTTAGTCTGCTTTACATCGATTTAACTAACTACTTTACCCTCAAAGCTGGGAAACGAAGATGTTTAACTAATGGAGAACTACCTTAAGTTCATGTTAAATATTGGACAAAGTAAATGCTGATACAGCCTATTGGAAAATTCCAAGAGTAAACTTTGAAGTAGTTAGTTTTTTATTAAGATATTAGCCTAAAGCAGAGATAGGCTATAATGCTTTTATAAGTATTTTAAAAGTCTTTGCAGCTACGCGTATTGTAGTTATCTAATCTATACCAATTAGTGTACAATAGTTGGAATACTATAGAGAAACTAAAGAAAAACCTAGAACCAGAGTAAACTGGCTACCGTAAAATTAAATCACTAACAAGTAAATACAAACTTAGAGTAATTAACTAAGGCTGCTTGTTTTTTATTATTGATTACTAATTTAACAACACTATTATGAAATTAAAAAATTTGATTAGTAAAGCTATAGGCTTTTATGAAACAGTTAACACATTTGTTCCCTTTATACTAGGTATAGTAACAGCTTTTATGTCTATTTATGAAGAACAAAAACATATAGGAGCTGCTATTATTCTTACTATAGGTACAGTAGTAATGGGTACACTTTGCTTTCTAATATTTCCTATGATGTGCATGGTATTCTACCACATGTTTAGAGTGTCTACAGTACTAGCATTACCCATATTCATATTTATGTATATAGGTTATCTCTTTGGAGATCCTTTTACTTGGCCTGCATTTAATGGAGAAAACACAACAAGTATCTTTACTGCATTTTGGCAATCTACTGCATTATCTGCATTTGGATTACTTAACATCTATACTATAATAAAAACTAAGTATATGTGCATGAAGGTATTTGGAGATATTTAACTTATTATTACTTTTAACCTTAAACAAAAAACTAAAAAATGGGAAATACTAAATTTTATGGGTTTACTCAAAATAACAGTGGAGGATCCTTTGTAGAAAATGAAAGTCTATGCCACAGGTTATTTATAGAAGCTGAATCTTTAGGTGAAGCAATTGATAAAGCAGAAGAATTAGGATGTTATTGGGGAGGAGTGGAAGCTGGTATAGATTGTCCATGTTGTGGTGATAGATGGGATACTTACTGTATTGAGTATACTTTTCCTTTTAAGTTTTCAAGTAAAGTAACCTTTAATACAATAGAAGAAGCTGCTCAATATCTTGCTAATAATTATATTAGCTGGACTAAACCTGACGGTAGAATATTTTACTTAGATGGTAGTGTAAAAGAAATAGAAACTGAAAACTAAACAAACTAACATGAAAATAGTATTAAAAGGACTATTAGTATTCTTTATACTAATAGCATCAGTTTATCTAGTAATATCATTATTCAATTGGACTTTTATACTGCCTAATTGGAATGAAGGATCTAAGCAAGCTTTATTAATAGCTTGCTCTATAATCAGTATAATAATGTTTTTTGTAACTATTATTACGCTGTCTGCTAATAATGATAATTGGTAAACTAAACTTAAACAACAATATTATGGAAAATACAATTGACCTAACCAAACTAAATGATCCTAAAAGAAACTTACTTCTAGGAATGTATAATGTTCTTTTAGGATTTGAAGAAGAGAAGAAAGAAGAAGATAAAGAACTAAGTGTAGATAATATTTGTGCAGATTATATTGTAGAATATGGACTTAGGTCTAAATATGATTCTTTGGATATTGAAATAACAAGGAGAGTTCATGCACTAACAGTTTTATTACTTTGTGCTAAGGAAGTAAATGGAGGAGAGTTACCTGTTACTTCTAATAAAGGGACAAAACTTTTTTGCCCTTACATTGAAATAAATAATATTAGAGAATGGACTAATATAGAACATACTAATAGTCCATTTTACCTAAAAAATACAGATGCTTATAATAAGTTTATGAGTATTAAAGGTATTGAAACTTACATAAGAATGTACTATGGTAAATAATATAACCTTTAGGTATGGAAGGTAATTAAAATTCATCTGGTTAAAAGTAGTGGACATACCACACTACTTATTTGGGTATATAGTGTAGTGCATAGCACAAAACTCTTCTAAAGTTTTAGCTCAGGTTGGAATCCTGATATACCCACAGCAAGTGCTCTTGCTCTTTTTTATATTTACCTTACTACGTCGGGAGATGCTAGTAAGGTTTTTATTTTAAACCAACCTAAAAACTTTATATATGTCAAACAATCTAATTATTGGTATTGCTTTATTTACAATACTATGTTTTATCGTATTAACTGTACTTTATTATCTAAATAAAGCCAGTAAAGCAACTAAAAAGACTAAGAGTAAATATGATTTACACTTATTTCAAGTAGGAGATGAGCATACAATTGAGTTTCCTCCTTCCATTATTCAAACACCTGAATACTTAAAGAAGTATCAGAATCTAAACTCTGCTATCAGAGGATTTCAAAAGAGAACCGGAACTAAGTTTACTCTAAGAAGAGTAATGAAAGATGGTGAATATGTAGCCATTAGTTATAAAAGAATATCTTAAGTATACCAGTATGATAACTGAAGAACAATTGATAGAAAAAGCTATGAGTGGTCTAAGTAACAATGTTGCTTATTTTATCCCAAACACAAAAATTCATATTTGGGAAGGAATATCTTCTTCTCAATGGTTTGTAGAAAATGAAGAAACTGGATTACTATTATCAGGAGACGGAAACTGGAAACATTATTTAAATAATGGTATTAAATCTTTTAACTCTCTGTACGAAGCTTTACAAGCATATAACAACTACCTAACTAAAAAATAACCTTAATAAAAATGATTGAAACATTAGCAATAATAGGAGTAATACTTCCACTATTAGTAGTAATAATAGCACAATACGAGAGAAGAAAAGACTTAGAAGAGTATTGTGAAAATTTGGAAAGTATAGAAAGGTTAAATAAAATGGAAATATTTAATCTAAAAAGAACAAACATATCCCTAATGGCAGAGATTTATAACCTTAGTAATAATGAGGTTAAGCTAAAGGAAAGAATCAAAGATCTTGAGAATAATATTCCAATAGATATAGATTCTATTACTTTAGATAAAGAGTATAAAATAGTTCCTTATCATCTATTAGATGAAGAATAATGGAAGCACTTTTTATAATCTGGATTCCTGCATCTTTTCTATTATTTAGATTCATAGTAGAAGCTAACTTTAGTAAATCTCCTAAATTAGATTTAACTATTAAGCATATACTATTGACTATCTGGATTATTCTAAACATTACAAATTGGATTATACTTTTAACATATCTATTATGAAAACATTTACTGTTATACTATTTATAGCTATTTTATTGATTAGCTGTAAGGAAAGTCAAGTTAAGACTAAACCCATTAATGAAAGATTTCAAGAGCTTAAAATAGATAGCTGTGAGTATATTGTATCTAATATCATATATGGTAGTAATATTACTCATAAAGGTAACTGTTCTAATCCTATTCATAAGAATAACTCTAACTATGCTGTAAGTAAGGATAAAGATTTATCTGAAATATGCAGCAATTGCACAAATGATATAATAGAAGAGTATTATGATAGTGCATCTATGGCAGCAGGATATTTTAGATCAGTCTATAAAAACAGCAATCTAAAATCTTTCAAATACTATTTAAATAAAGCAGATAGTATTAAGTGGGATCTAAAAAGAAAAATCGGTTGCTATGATAATTAAATAAACAAACTAATGGAAAAGAAAGACTTTTATGCAGCATTAATAAGATCTATTATACTATGTATAGTAGCATATTTAATTGCAGTATGTTTTATAGGAGAATTTAAACCTTATGCTTGGAAAGTAGGTGAGAAGTTTATTACTATTTCTTCTTTTATACTTCTATTTATTATAGGATTTGCATCTAAACACTAAATAACCAATGAAAACAACAACACTAAAAAGATTAGCTACTCCTACTCCAACTAAGTATAGGATAGCAGAAAAACCAAGAGTTAATAAAACTCTTTTAAAAGATAATTTTGGTAAATATCCAATAACATGAAAAATCTAATATTAATACTAAGTGCATTAATGATATCCAGTTGCACATTTACTTCTGTAAATAATAAACCGGCTGTATCTAATGAAGTATCTAGATTGAATGATCATCATGATTATGATACTTTGGTTACTTTAACTGCAAAGGATACTATGTTCATCATAGAAAATGGTAATGTAGTAAAATCTATTCCTTTAGTAAGAGATGAAAAAGATAGAGTAATAGTGGGAATTACTTTTTTTATTACAGCTATAATCATTATGTTTCTTATTTCATTTTTTAACTAAAGTGTGGAAGCTAAAGATAGAATTAAGAAATTGTTTGTTGTTGATAGGTTGACAGCTCAAGAGGTAATGGAGGCATATAATGCCTCTGTTGCTTCTAAGCTGATTTTAAAAGAAGTAATATCCATACTATATTCTTTAAGAAAAGAAGGAGTATTACTAGCTATTAAAGATTCAACGACTAAAGAAACTTACTATGAGAAAATTACTATACAAGAATAGAATATCTATAGGAGTTACTATAAGACTTCATTCTTTCTGGATAGGATATTACTATTCAGATTACAACAAAAGACTTTGCATTAACTTAATTCCTTTTGTAACTATTTGGTTAGTTAAAAGAGGAGGTAAAACACCTATTGAAAATGGAACTAAATAATATTATAATAACAGATATCACCAATTGGGAAGTAATTGGGAACTGGTTAGAAAAAGAAGCTAAAATTGAAAGATCATTGAATTTTTATAGTAATGCTTACCGTTGCTATGGAGAAGAAACCGCAATTTTAATTTATGATGACGCTTTACAATATTCCCCTAAGTCTTTTTATAAGTCTGATTATCCTTTTTGTAGTTTCACTTTCTATACTCAAAAAGAGTTTGAAGATACTTTTATTAATAAGAAAGAGAAAATTAAACCAATAGAAGATTGGTTAAAAGAGTTACCTGAACCTTATAGAAGTAAAGCTCTTTATACTAGGATAGAATACCCATTATCTGATCGCTTAACAAAAAGTTTAGCAGAAGCTTTAGTGTTTGGGTTTAATTGGAAAAGTACTGATGAAGGTCACGATTATTGGGATAAAGTTGATAATACTATTTTGAGAGGAGATAATCTTATATCTGATATAGAACCTGAAGAATCTGAAAAATATGATGAATCCATTTATGATAAATGGAAATCGCTTCTAGAATAAGTTTAAACTAAAGTTCGTAAAATTTATAAAAAAACAAAATCGAGAAAATGTCAACAAAAGAAAAAAAAGTAAGCTTTGTAGATCAATACATAAGCTTAAACACAAAAGATGATGCAAGGGATTTGAAAGCTAAAGCAGAAAAAGTTTACCGCAGTCTAGCTTTTGACCTTAGAAACTCTTACACTAGAGTAGGTTTGGACATAGCTAATGCAGAAAGTGAACTAGCCTATGCAGAATCTAATTATCAAGAAACTAAATACTCTGAAGGAGTTACTATAACTAAACTTCTTGATGCAAAGAAACAGATTAGTGCAGCTAAAAATGTGCTTTCAAAAGCAAAAGAGCTTGAAGCATCTATTATAGAAACTGCTGAAGAGCTAGGAATTGATGTAACTAAAACTAGGGACTAATTCCTAAAAACTTATTTACCCAGATTACTAGTAGCAGGAGTAGTCTGGGTATTTTATTATACCTTAATTAATTATTAACATTTTAACACTTAAAAACATGCAATTAGTAAAAAAAATTGAAGACTTAAAAAACATCACAACAACAGATCTACAAGTATTAAATGTAGGAGAATTGAAGAAAGAAAGAAAAAGGGTAGATGACAAAGAATCTAGGGAATACCTTATGATAACTGTTGGAGTAAAAGGAGATGCACTAGGTTCTCAAGGTAAAGCTAAAAGGAACCTATTCCAATCTCACAATGCTCAAGGAGTAGCTTCTTGGGATATTGATGTTAATGCAGTAGTTCCCGGAGTAGAACTAAAAGGTCAGATTATTAACTTTGAAGTAAAACCTTACTTCATACCTTCTGATACTGGAGATTCAGTAGAAAATGGAGTAGTTGGAAGGTGGGTAACTAACTATCCATATTTCATCTTTGAATATGAAAATACTCCTTCAAAAATCCTTTCCTTATTAAATGCTACAGGAAGGTATCTAGTAGATCAAGAAACACCAGAATCTACTACAAGAGCTGCTATAGCTCCTAAAGAAAGTGAACAAGTATTTTAACTTGAATCAATTATAGGGGAGTTAAATACTCCCCTTTTTTTAACTTTTTAAATATTATGGAAAAAGATTTTGAAAAGGTAAGGAAAATAATAGAATCCTGTAATACATTTAACCAATTAGATGTTGCAAGGAATACTGTAGATAACTTTAAGAGTAAGCATAAGGATAATTCCCTTTATAAATGCTTACTCTATTATTTAACTAATAAATCATCAATAATAGCTTCAACCTATGGAAAGACAACAAATTGAAGAAATACCTGAAGAGTTTGAGTATATTTATTACCGGGAAGGTAAAAAGTACTCTAAACCACTTAAAGATATGGAAGATGAAGAATTATTTAGAATCTATAAATCTAAATCATCTATATCCGGAAGGTATGAAAAAGACATAAAAGCTATTAGTAAGCAAATAGAGGAAGCTAATTCTTCTAAAGCTAAACTGGATAAAGAGATTAAATCTCTTAATAAAAAGAAAGAATACATAAGTAGAAAGAATAGTATTCTACTAAATGTATTGGATAAAGTAATTCAAATCTCTGAAAAGAGAGAAGTTACTTTAGAATAGGAACTGCTGCCTTTGAAGAAAACACTTATTCCTGTTGGGCTTTCTAGTGTTGAAGTCTACATGCTTCAAAAGGTAGTATTTTAATTAAAAAACAATAAACTTTTATTATGATAACTAAAGAAGATTTAACAAGGTTAGAAGATATTAATTATTTAAGTGGAATTAAAGAGAACTATGAGTTTATAAACAAAGAAGAAAACTTTAAGATTGATATCAGAGGCAATAGTACTTTGGGTTATCAAGTATTTAAACTCATAGCTAATCCTATTCCTGGTATTAGTAACTTTCATCCTCTTTTTAAAAAGGGGTTTCATTATGATTTGAGAGAAGCTATTACTTTTGAAGATCTAGACTCGGCTTTAAGAGCTTTGAATAAAGAGCTAGGATACACTATTTAATATTGATGATTATGAAATACTTAATAGGAATTCAACCAACAGGTAAACTTCATATAGGTAATTACTTGGGCTGCGTAGCTAAAGGATTAAGATTACAAGAAGATAATGAAGTTACCTTTCTAATAGCTAATTATCATTCCTTAACTACAGATTCCTTTTCTGAAGTAACTGAACAAGAGTTAATAAAGTTAGGAGCTAATAAAATAGTTCATCAAACTCCGGAATATACAGAGCTATTCTTTAAACTTTGTTGTAAGATGAATTTAGGTTCTCTTACAAGAATGCCTCAATATAAGGATAAAGCTAAATCTTCAGAATATGATTTAGGCTTATTACTTTATCCGGTACTTATGTCAGCAGATATTATTATAAATGATCCAGATATTATTATAATAGGTAGAGATCAAGTTCAGCATATAGAACTATGTAATGATATTTGTAAAAGAGTAGGAGTTAACAAAGAGTTCAAATATGAATTTGGAGATGTTGATAAAGTAATGAGTCTCAGAAATCCTATGGTAAAGATGAGTAAATCTTTACCTGATAGTCATGTACTTTATATATATGATGATCATTATAGTAAGCTTAAATCTGCTGTTACTACACCAGAAGGATTAAATAATCTTATAACTATAGCTAACTACTTTGATATTCCTTATAAAGGTAATAATCAAGAATTTAAAGAGCATCTAGCTGAAAGGTTAAGCAGTAGATTCTTATAAAGATACTTAAGCAGGGATGCTTAAACTCACTAGTGTCGCCATACAATTTTTTTCCACTTATGAACCTCTAGTGTTAGTGAGGCTAGAGGTTTTTAATTAAAAGATAATAAAGATTGAAAAGTAGATAAGTTATGGAAACTAAAAGTATTAACATAATAGAAGAGTATTCAAAGTATTGTGCAGATAAGAATATTCCCTTTACTATAGAATCATCTGTGAGACCTTATGATGATAGTACTCTATTCTGTCCTGCTGGAATGCAGCAATTTAAGAGTAAGTTTAAAGATACTTCTTATAAAGGAACTATAGCTAATATTCAACCTTGCATTAGGATGAATGATTTTGAGGAAATAGGAGATAGTAGTCATCTATTATACTTTAATATGATAGGACTATTCTCTTTTAGAGATATGTACTTATTTGATGCTATAAAGTTTTGGATAGAGTTTATAAAGATATTAGGAGTAAAGTTAGATTATGTAACTATTCATCCAGATAAATTAACAGCATCTGAAGATTGGGATTTACTATATGATAACTATAATGTTGAAGTAAAACCAGATCCAGAATGTTATTGGTCTGATGGAGAAATAGGAGGATATTGCACTGAGTTTTACTCTAAAGGAATAGAAATAGGTAATATAGTTAATCCTTTAGGTAATTGTATAGATGTAGGATTTGGATTAGAAAGATTAAACCTAGTATTAGGTAATCCTATTCCTACTAAACAAGATATTCTTAAAGATACTATTACTAAGATTATAGATTCCGGGTATTCTCCTTCTAATACTAAACAAGGATATGTTCTTAGAAAGCTACTTAGAGAGCTGTATAAACTTGGAAGCAGCATAGATCATAAATACTTTAAAGATGAAGTTACAAGGCAAGAAAACATCTTATTAAGGTACAATAATCTTAAGGATAAGCATAAAGATAAATCTGAAGAGTGGTGGTATGACACTCATGGAATTAATTTAAAAGACCTATGGAAATAAAAGAAACTTGCTATAGAGGAACTAGGATATTATTAGGAGAATCAGCTACTAATAAGCTGGATATGCTTTATTCTATGAGGAAGATTGTGGAATTAGAAGGATTTACTCCTATTATTATTCCTATTATACAGTATCAGGAAATATTTGCTTCTAAAGTAGGAGAAGAGAATAATAATCTTATGTTTAACTTTAAGGATAGAGGAGATAGGGATATATGTTTAGCTCCGGAATATACTGCTGTTATTCAAAGATTATCTTCTACTACTTTTAAGAATCATAGAGATCTTAAACTTTACTATATTCAAGAATGTTTTAGAGGAGAAAGACCTCAATCCGGTAGGTATAGACAATTTACTCAATTTGGAATAGAGATACTTAATCCTACTAAAGATTATATAGAGTATTTATGCTCTTTAGCTCAAAAGATGATAGAAATATCTACCGGATCTAAAGATCTTATTGTAAATAAAGATGCAATAAGAGGATTAGATTATTATAAAGAAGGTAGAGGATTTGAAATTAGTTGTAATAGATTAGGATCTCAAAAGCAAATATGTGGAGGAGGAGAATATGAAGGAGGAGTTGGATTTGCTTTAGGGATAGATAGACTAATGCTATTATAGTGAAATCAAGATTCTAAATAAAACAATCTAAGGCATAGTAGATTAACTTAAACTAAATAAAAAAATCAAAAAGCTGTTAGAGGTAGTATGCCCTACCTCTTTATTAATTTTACTAATATGATAATTGCAATAACTTCGACAATAGATGGTCTAGGTAAAACTACTTCAGCTAGAATAGTACTAGCCTTACTTCAGAATAGTAATAAAGATGCTAAGTCTATTATTGCTATGACTAAGAAGGATAAAAAAGATATTTACAAAGGTAAATGGAAGATAAGATCTTTTGCTTTTACAGCTGTAAAGATGTATCAATATATTACCGGAATTAACTTCTATACTTTATCAAGAGATGATAAGGAGCAAGAAAGATCTAGATTCAGATATTTCTGTGAATCTATGAAGGATATATTCAATCCTAGAGTTTGGGTAGATAGACTATTTAAGAATTATACTAAAGATTCTTATTGGGTTATACCGGATTTAAGGTTCAAAGTAGAATATGAGAAGCTAATAGAAGAAGAAGCTATTATTATAGGACTAAGAAGATCGGAGCTAGAGGATTTCCAATTTCCTTGCTCTCACATTATAGAAAATAATAGTACTCTTGAAGAGTTAGTAGAGAATCTAAGAGCTGTTCTAAAAAATGAAAAACTAATATGAAAAAGATAGTAAATGATATCTTAGAATGGACTAATCATTCAGGAGCAAGAGTACTAGATTATTTCTTAGCTCTTTTAATCGGAGCTTTATTTGGCATAGTATTGCGCACCTTAGTTGAAACTATTCTAGATGAAGAAGAATCTATAGGCTTTAAGATATTTTCTTGCATATTCTATATTCCTATTTTAATTTTTGCTGTGGTTACTATATTGGTATTAGTATATAATTGATTACTATGAAAGATCTTATTAATGAGGTTAACAATAGAAAAATCTATCATCATTGTAGTGCAAGTAATCTATTTCTTCCTAAAACTATAGCTAGAGTTCCTAAGAATACGAATAACTTTATTATGATAAAAACACTAAGTGAGCTATGAAAGCATATATACTAATTTGGGAAAACCTTAATATCTACTATATAGATGTAGTGCATATAAAAGGAGAAGACTATTACTGCAATGATCTAGAGAGATTATTCACTTTAGGAACTAACCTATTCTTCACAAAAGAAGATGTACTTAAAGCTTTTAAGGAATTAAAATATAAGAAGATAATGCAAACTAAAGCTCTAGTAACTCAATTAGAGCAATTAGAGTTTCAGATTAAAGATATTTAGCCGGGAGGTTAATAGCTGGATACTAAGTAGGAATCTATCATAACCTCTCTATATTATCCAGCGTATAGAGAGGTTTATTAAACTAAATAATTATGGAAAAAATAAGATCAGCTGTTTTTGAAACAAATAGTTCAAGTACTCATAGTATATCTATTAGTACAGAAAATACAGATTTACTTTTAGATACATCATTACAACCGGATAAAGATGGTAATATAGTTCTTATTGGGGGAGATTTTGGATGGGGAATAGAAGACTTTTATGATGCGCAAACTAAAGCTTCTTATATAGCTGTATGGTCTAATGTTCATCATGGAGGTAAATATGATGATACTATTATTGAAGTAATATGTAACCAAACAGCAGCTTCAAATGTAATATTTAGCTTTGAAGATAGTTATATAGACCATCAAAGCTCAGATAATGAGTATGATTATATATGTGAAGATAAAGAGACTTTAAGACATTTTATTTTTAATAGAAACTCATTTTTACATCTAGATAATGATAATCACTAAGTATAAAAATGGAAATACTGAAGTAGAGATATTTCAAGATGGTACTAAAATTAGAAGAGGAATTGGAGAACCTGATTTTCCTGAAACTATAGATGTAAAGATTACAAACTATTGTGATTTAGGTTGTAAATATTGCCATGAAAGCTCTACTACAGAAGGTATTGATGGGGATTTAGAATCTTTAAAAGAAGTTTTAGATATACTTCCTTCAGGTATAGAACTAGCAATAGGAGGAGGTAATCCTTTATCTCATAAAGATCTCTATTCCTTCTTGAAATGGGCTAAGGATAAAGGATTTATATGCAATCTTACTGTTAATCAAGGACATTTAGGTACTTATTATGAAGACATAAAGCTCCTCATCTCAGAAGATCTAGTAAAAGGAATAGGGGTATCAATAACATCAAATAATTTTAAGTATTTAGATCTATTAAGTGAATTAACTCCTAATCTTGTATATCATATTATAGCCGGAGTTAACTCTATTGATATACTAGATAAGTTAAAAGGTAAGTTCCTTATATTAGGGTATAAAAGCTTTGGATTTGGAATAGACTACTATTCAGATGAAGTTAAGAATAACCTTAAGTATTGGAATACCTATATTATAAAGTATATAGGTAAAGTGCACTTATCTTTTGATAATCTAGCTATAGAACAACTAAATGTTAAAAGGTTCTTTACTGATAAAGGTTGGGAAACTTTATATATGGGAGATGATTTTACTTATAGTATGTACATAGATGCTGTAAATAAAGAGTATTCTCCTACTAGCAGAACTAAAGATAATAGAGTTAACTTTAGTGATATGAGCATTTTAGAATACTTTAATAGATATAATTATGGAAAGAGAGTTAATTGAAAGAGATGTTATTATACTAGAAGATGATAGCATGATTACAATAAATAACATACCTATGAGTAGAATATTTATGATTAACCTTATGTTATCTGATAATATAGTAGCTAATTTCTTTGGAGGTAAAAGTAAAGTAAGTTTTACAGAGTATGCTTGGTATGATAAAGAAGTGAGTTTAAGACTTGAATCTATTATTAGAAATAGAGCTTACTATCCAGGAATTGATGTTTAAATTAGTAACCTATTATGGAAAGAGAAGAGTTAAATAAAGATACTAATATCAGATCCCAAGTACTTTCTAGAGAGATTTATAAGAAAGCTAATGTATTTGTAAATGTAAATTATCGTAGATTAGTAAGATCTCATTGCAGTAATCTTTATCTTCCTAATGGTGTATTTTGTCTTAAAGAAACTCAAGAAGATCGGAGACCAACTTATAGATTAATTATTAATTCTAAAAGCATAAAGAAATGGATGAAAAAGATATAGGTAATCTTTTAGATTCAGAAGAATTTAAGAATCAAACAGCTGAAGAAGTAAGAAAAGAAGCCTTCTCTAAAGGATTACCTATAGCTGTAATAATAGAAGATTGGATATGTTATTTATATGAAGATGGAAGAATTGACAAAAGACAAAGAGTTAGAGATGATTTATGAAGAATTTATATCTAGAGAGGTTTATAATACTGAAAGTGAAGTAAATGATAAATTCCTTTACTCTCATGAGATACCTAATTGTAAGAACTTAATTCTTCCTAATTCATTATTTACTATTGGATCTGCTTATAAAACTACTTGGGTAATAAAATATAGATATGGATAAGAAAGAGTTTGTAAATAGAGATATCATTGTAGAAAATGATTGGTTCACTTACTATGAAGGTTATGAAATAGCGGATAAAAATATAGAAGAGGATAGTAAAGATTTAATAATAGATTATATTTTAAACCTATTTTTACCTTCTTCTATATTTCATATAAACTATTCTGCCTATTCTATTATGAAAGACCTTTTTGAAGTAAAATGGACTTTAAAAATTAATCATATTAAAAATGAATAAAGATAGAGGAGTTTGGATATGGTGTATTTAATAGATACTTATGATTCTTTAATACAAGGAGCTTATGAGAAAAAGACTTTAGAAGACTTCTTTACTTGGGTAAAAGATAAAGAAGAAATAGCTGTTGATACAGAAACTAGGGGTAAAGATCCTCATACTAAAGAAATAGTTTGTTTGCAAATAGGAGATAAGGATACTCAATGGGTTATAGATACTAGACAGATAGATATAAGAATCTTTAAAGAAGTTTTAGAAAGTAGAGTTTGTTTACTTCATAATTCTAAATTTGACTATAAGTTTCTAAAGCATAAAGGTATTTTACTTAACAAGATTTATGATACTATGCTGGCTGAGTGTATAATTTATGCCGGATATGAAAGTTGGGGATATGGATTAGATAAATTAACAGCTAGATATTTAGATATTCATCTTTCTAAAGATGATAGAGGGGGATTTTATAATTATCCTTATGGAGTACCTTATACTGATTATATGATAGATTATGCTGCTAAAGATGTTGCTTATCTTCATCTAATCAGAGAAAAGCAAATGGATCTTATTAATAAGTACAATCTTAATTATTGTTTGGATCTTGAAAATGAGGTAGTTAAAGCTTTAGGAGATATTGAGTATAATGGTGTTTATTTAAATAAAGATAAATGGTTATCTAATGCTTCTAAGAATTTTCTAGATATGCAAGAGATAAGTAATGATCTTGATTCTATAGTATTAAATGAGCCTTTGTTAGCTTCTTTTGTACCTAAATATGTGCAGTCTGATTTATTTGGAGAAGAAAGAAGGAGAGTAAACATAAACTATGAGTCTCCCAGTCAAATATTAAAAATACTAAAAGCTTTAGGAGTACCTGAAGATGATACTCAAGATAGAACTCTTCAGAAGAATAAAGATCTGCATATATTTATATCTAAGTTACAAGAATTTAGAGCTAAAGCTAAAATAGCTTCTACTTATGGAGAATCTTTTTTAAAATATGTAAACCCCAATACTAATAAAGTACATACTTCGTTTTGGCAAATAGTATCTACCGGTAGATTATCTTCTGGTAATAAGGAGGATAATGCACCTAATATGCAAAATATACCAGCTACTAAAGAGTTTAGAAGTTGTTTTGAAGCTAGAGAAGGATATTTATGGATAGGGTGCGACTATAGTGGTCAAGAGCTTTGCTTAATGGCAGATAAAAGTGGTGAAGAAGTATTTATAAATGCTTTGAATAATGATGAAGATCTTCATTCTATATCTGCATCTATGCTTTTTAATAAGCCTATTACTAAGAAGGATAAGGTAGAGAGAACTGCTGCTAAAACCATTACATTCGGTTAAATGCACTATATTTGTATTGTGAATACAAATAAAATAAAAAAACAGGCCGAATTAAAACTCTTCAAATTCGGGGAACTCTTAACAGATAAAGCTGATGACAATCCCGAGCCAAGCTTGAAAGACCCTCAAGAAGGTGTAGAGACTAGACGGAGAGTATGTATTAAATGTGGTGATGATATACCGGCTACTAAATATAGTAGTTCTAAGTATTGTTCTGTAAAATGCAGAAATGCTTATTTAACATATTTATATAAGATAAGAAAAGGATTGATTAAAAAACCCGGGACTGGTTCAGGAGGAAACCAGTGGGGAGAAAATAATCATCAATATAAAAATGGTATAGGTCTTTATAAGAAACTTCCTTTTACAACAAAAGAAAAAATTTGTGAAAGGTGTGGTAGTAATCTAAATATTTTAGTTCACCACAAAGATGAAAATAGAAGTAATAATACTCTTGATAATCTTGAAGTCCTTTGTAAGAAATGTCATCAAAATCACCATTGTACCAGGGATGCTAAAACTGGTAAATACATAAAGGGATAGTCCACACTATAGTGAAAACTATAGATTAGTGTTGTGTTATGGTATGGGACCTAATAAATTAGCAGATTCATTAGGTATATCTATTGAGGAAGCAGAAGACTTATTAAATAAGTATGATAAAACTTTTCCATCTTTAATGAATTGGTTAAAGGAATCTGGTAATAAAGCTAAAAAGGATATGAAAGCTGTTACAGAAGATCCTTGTAAAAGAATAAGGTGGTTTCCTAATTTAAAAGAATCTGCTAAGCTAAGAAAAGAGGATTCTAAAGATTGGAAAACTATTTTGACTATAGAAGGAGAAGCTGAGAGGCAAGGTAAAAATCACTTAATTCAAGGTTCCGGAGCTAATATTACTAAAGAAGCTTTAATAGGCGTTAGAAACCTAATAAATCATTATAATTTAATGTATAAAGAAGAAGTAGCCTTTTTAACTGGTCAAGTGCATGATGAGATAAATGTAGAAGCTAGAGAAGATATAGCAAATATGTTCTCTTTAGATATGGAAAAAACCATGATAGAATGTGGTAATAAGTATGTAACTAAAGTTAAGATGAAAGTAGATACTACTGTTACTCTTTGCTGGACTAAGTAAACTTTAAACAATTAACATTATTATGAAAGCAAATAAAGATAGAATAGTACAGCTTAATGAAAGAGGAATACTTATATTTAGTTTAAAGAGTTGGGAAAATTATTATACTAATCCTGAATATCTTATATCAGATAGCTGGTTTAGTACAAATAGATGTATATCTAACTTATTTTTACCTATTGATTGTTGTGTTGTATTACCTCCTGAGAAGGATAGCTCTTATAAAAGAATATTCATATTATAAAAGATGAAGCTAAATGAAATAGAAATAGATACTTTATCTGATTATATTACTAAAGAGATTAACATTCCTAGAATAAAGAGTAATCAGATTATAACTAATCAACTAAATGATTTTATCTTAACTAAGATTAGTGAAAGTGAAGATCTAAAGGGAATTGTAGATTTAGGAGGTAAGAGTTATGTTGATCAATATATTAAGATAAAGTATTCTAAAGAAATTAGTGAGATTAACTCTAATATACTCCCCTATGTTTCTATAGAAAAAGTTAAAATGGATGTTATAACTCTTATAAGCTTTAAGAACATAGTTGAAGTAGTTAGTATTATTAAAAAGAAATATGGAAGAAGTTAAAAATACTTTATATATAGCTAGAGAGTTAAGGAAAAGAAGGATTCTCTATTATAGCTTTGCTAATTTATTTATAAGTAAAAATATTCTAAATAACTTAGGATGGATAAAAGAGAATTATCTATGGAAACTGGGTCAAATGTAAAAGAAGTTAAATCTATGCAGATAGTTGATGAGGTAAGAATAAGAGATATTGTTCATTATACTTCATTTTACAATTTATTTATGAGTGAAGAAATACTAGAAAAAACAGGTTGGTGGTTTAAAGAACATTATTTATGGTCAATAAAACAAGTATAGAAGAGTATGATTATAGTAGACTACTTCTTGAAATCTACAGTAGAGATATTTTCTTTTCTCCTAGAAACTTATTTTTAAGTGAAGATATTACTAACCATTACTACTTAAAATATAAGGCTCGTTATGGAAACTAAAATAAATCTATCTCATTATACAATTATGAGAGAAATCAGTGGTGAAGTAGTGTATAATAATCATCCTTGTAACTTATTTCTACCTTATAATCTTGTTAGAAGAAGTGTTTATTATAGTAAAATGGTATTTATAAAGAATATTAAAATATGAGTTCAAAATTTAAAATAGGAGATAAAGCAACTAAACCTAATGGATATAAGTTTAACTGTACAATAGTAGCAGTATTTACTAATACTAAAGGTGAAGTAAGAGTAGTTGGAGAACATGAAGATGGATTGCTTCATATATTTAATGAAAATCAACTAGAAAAAGTACAATAATTATGATAAGTAAAGCTGAAAGGCAAAATGAGATAATAGATACTTGGGTAAAACTTGGAGGAAGAGGCTCTTTAGAAGCTGTAACTGGTTTTGGAAAGAGTACTATGCTTAATAAGATTTGTAATCTAAGATTAGCTAAATATCCGGAATCTGAAATCCATTTTATAGTCCATTCTAAATTACTTAAAGATCAAGTAAAGAACTTAGTAGATAGCAGAGTAAAGGTATTTATTATAAATACTTACATTAAGCAAGAAAGAAAATGTGATTTACTATTAGTAGATGAATGTGATTTAATGGCAGCTCCTACTTTTAGTAAGATATTTACTATATGTTCTTACAGGTACATATTTTGTGTTACAGCTTCTTTAGAGAGAAAAGATGGTAAGCATATACTTATTCAAAAATATGCTCCTATAATAAGCTCTATTGGATTTAAAGAAGCTTTAGAGAATAAGTGGATATGTGACTTTGAAATCTATAATATGCAAGTAGATAAGCCTAGCTCTTATGAAGAAATAGATAACTCATTTAGAAAGGATTTAGCTTTCTTTTATGATGATTTGGATATTATGTTTAGCTGCATGAATTATAATGGAGCTAAACAGTTTATAGCAAATTCCAGATTAGATCTATCTCCGGGAGAAGTGATAGGTATAGCTAAAAGATGTAGATTAGCTATGCAAAAGAGAAATGAGCTTATTTATGAATCTGAAGAGAAGTTGAAACTAGCTAAAGATTTAATAAATAGATATTCCGATAAGAAGATAATTACTTTTAGTCTAACTAAATCCTTTGCTGAAAAGTTAACTAGTGAAGTACCTGATTCTATCTGCATTACAAGTGATATGAAAGATAAGGATAGAAATGCTCTAATAGAAGACTTTAAGAATAATAAGTATAGAGTACTTAATTCTATAAAGATCTTTGAAAGGGGTTTTGATGCTCCTGATGTAGATATGGGAATAGTAGTATCTACTACTTCTATTATGAGATCAACTATACAGAGGATAAACATACCTGTCCTCTATAAAGCAATTTAATTCGGTGAAAGCTAAGTAGAAATATATGCTAATACCGAGCCAAGCTCTATTAAAATAGAGAAGGTGTAGAGACTATCCCTTAGGGGAGTACGAGAAAGTTGGTTACTTTCTTGGAAAAGGTTGCAGTCTAAAAATTCTTTTAATTCATTTATTGGATTTCTAACAGAAGAAGAGGCTTATCAAGCTCTTCAAGAATTTAGACTAAGATATAGTCCGAACCAAGATGAAAATCTTGATGTGCAAGTATAGCCTAAGCACATATTAATTTAGAGGTAGAATATTAAGATATAAAGAAAATAAGAAAGCTCTAATAATATTCCTTTATCTAAAAGGAACTAAAGAAAGATCAACTTTAATAAAGGCTCAGAAAGATTTACCAAATGTGCAATGGATATAGAATTTAATAAAGATAAAGACTATCTAGACCTATTTTATAATAGGGATATATTTAGTCGTATTGAATGGAGATTTAATTATGATCCTTATGTATTTTATACTACAGAATTAGATGCAGTACAATTTATAATTGATATTAATAGTGGCTTCTTTCCTAGCAGCTTAGTAGTTAAATTTGGATTTCACAAAGATTTTGTTTTTTCACCTAGGTTAATACTAACTAAGAACTATAATAATGAGAGTAATAGAAGTAAATGAATTAATATATAATCTATTATATAGGGATCTGCTTAATAGTTTTGCTTGGGATCAGTATTCCTTAGCAAATAATCTATTTATTCCCCCTATAGAAGGAAAAGGAATTAGATTTATAAGTTCCATTGTTTTATCAAGTTCTGAAAGAATTCTTGTTGCTATAACCCCCATAAGAAATGAATAAGGTAACTATGAGAGAGCTTTTAAATAGAGATATGGTTGGAAGTAGATATTTAAATACTGCTTTTAATACCAATCTTTTTTTACCTAAGATAGAAGGAATAAAGATCTATTTTAGGACTTTTGACGGATTAAATTTAATATACATAGATGATAACAATAGAAGTTCTAGAAGAAGCCGATAGAAGAGATATATGTTATAGTTGGAGGGCAACATACTCTAAATGTGGGTATTTTAAAGTATTTAACTTATTCATTACTTCTTTACCTAATTTGAGTACTTGTTCTTATGATTTTAAGTTCTCTGATCATCCTTTATTAATATGGAAAAATATTTAGAAGAAGCAGCAGAAAGAGGGATATTCAATTCTTATTTTGGAAGATTCTATCCTTATGATTATACTATTACTCAAAATCTATTCATAATAGCTTCTCCTGAAATGAAATTTGTAGCACATAATATCCTAAGACCCCTTATGAGTATATGGAAAGGTTAATAAAATCAGCTAAAGATCTTATTTTAAAAGATCTAAGTGTTAAAATTGGAGGTGATGCTTTTATATTATCGGGGTTATTTATACCTCCTAAAATAGAAAAGATTACTTTAGTAAAGGTAAATTTATACTCTAGTATTAGTAGAGTTTACTTTAATGTTTATGGAGGATATTTATTTTCTATAGATGTAAGAAATAGAGAAATATCTGATTCTGATATTTACAGAAAGCCTGCCAGCGCAAAAATTATAGGTTTACGTATTACAACTAAAAATCTATTTACAGCCTTTTTTCCCGACTTAAAGTATTTTGGAAATTATAACTATAATCCTAATGTAACTATATGGATACACAATTAATTCAGATGTGTGATAGAGGTATATTGGGTAGTTTTGATGTAAATAGAATTAATATTGAAACATATTATTTTAAAATTACTAATCTATTTGATGTTCCCGCAAATAACTTAGAAACTTCAAGAAAGCATAGTCTAATCAGAATTAAAAAATTGCATAAACCACTAGATCAATGACAAGAATAGATGTAGTAAATGAACTAAAGAATTTACTTAAAGACTTTAATGAGAGATTTAATCATATTCTAGGGTTCTTAACTGGAGAATCTGGACTTACTGAATTAGATGTAGACTTTGTTATTAACTTAGTATGTGATGTGCATAGTATTGCTAGGGATAAAGTATTTACAGGAAGGAAAGAAGAATATGTAGATGCTAGACATCAAATAAGAGTAATACTATATAACTACACTAATCTAAGTCAGAAAAAGATTATAGAGCTTACTGGTGGAGTTAATCATACAACTATATTAAACTCTAGAAGAAGGCATGAAGATCTTTATGTAACAGATAAAGAGTATAGAGATAAGTTTAATAAGATTGTATCTCTAATAAGTAAAGCGATAGAGAAAAGAGTATTAGAATTTAAACAGCTTGTTATAGATAAAGATGTTGACTAAAGAACATGTAAGTCTTTTAGATTCTATATTTAAAGAGAATCCTGAATTAATGGATTTCTCTTTTGAAGAGAGAGTATTTACTATAAGTAAATCTACCGGTATAGATCCGGTATTAATAGAAGAGTACTTAGTAGTACTTCATGAACCTAGAATATTAAGTAAAATCTATGAATAAAAACATAAACAATTTAGAAGAGTTATTGGCTACTTTAAAAAAAGTAGTTGATAATGAAACTTTTTACTCTAAGAGAGATTTAGGTAAAAGTTTAGGAAGACCAGATCTAAGAGCAGTACAATTAGTATTATTTAGTAAGAATATACTATTTCATGATGAAAATAATAAAATAGTATGGAATAAGAAGATTCCTGTTACTTTTAAGCTAGCTGAGACTTTATACAATGATTATTGCAATAAGATAAAGAATCTTCCAGGAAGAAAGAAAGAGTATAAAGAACCTATATTAACTAAAGAAGTTGAAGTAGGTGATAGTGAGGAAGAGGATATATTATCTTCTGGTGAACTTAATTGGACTTTAAAAGAGTGCAAGGATTGTATGAAGTATACTATAGGAGCTATGATCATTACTATACTAGCTTGTGCTGCTACTGTTATTATTGCTTTACTTTGATTAATCTAGTTCTTTTCCTTATCCTCTGAGCAATTATTTGCCTTATGGATATAAACAAGATAACTGCCTTTATGGTAGAAGAACAAATAACATCAAGACAATTCCTGCTACTTTGGTGCTTATTTAATGACCCTCTCTATAAACATTATGTAAAGGAGAGAGGGAAGACTAAAAAGTTATTAGTATATGGAGATTCCAATAGTTTAGCTGCTTTAAGATTAGCAGATAATATAACTATGGAAGATATTAATGTACTAAAGGAAAAAGAACTTATTATAGATTTAAATCAAGGAAAGACTTTTTATTTCGATCAACTATTTTTAACTCAGAAGTTTTGTGATAAATTCTTTATAAGCAGAGATGCTTTTGAAGAACTTTGGGAAGAGTACCCTACTACTATTCTGATTCAAGATAAGGTTATACCGGCAAGAAGTGGGGATTATGATGTACTTAAAGAAAAGTATCTTAGTACAATAGGTAAGGATAAGTCTTTGCATGAATCTATATTACGAACTTTAGTTAAAGCAAAGGAGCTTGGAATTATATCTATTGGAATAGAGAAATTCATTTTAAGTCGTCATTGGGATACTTTCAACGATATGATGGGTAGAGATGAAGAAGAGGAGAAGAAGATACTATGAAGTACTTTGAAAGAGCTATAAAAGCTATTGACGAGAATAGAAATAGAGAACATAATTGTATTCCTTTTGGGTTTCCCAAATTAGAGAATTATGTTCCCGGTATAACTAAGTCTACTTTCTGTATCATAACTTCCGGAACCAAAGTAGGTAAGACTTTATTACTTAATCATCTTTATGTTTATAATGCTTATGAGTTTGCTATAGCTAATAATATTCCCCTCAAAATATTCTATTGGTCTATGGAGATATCTCTTATAGAAATGATAGTTAAGGGGATAATAAGGAGAGTTTACTTGAATACGGGTATTATTTTAGATAGAAATGAAGTACTCTCCTTTTCTAAAAATAGACTATCAGCAGATAAGTATAACTTAATATTGGAACAAAGAGAATACTTTGAAAAGCTTGAGGATTATTTAGTCATATTTGAAGGATCTGAAAATCCTACTGGTATCTATATGGGAGCTAAAAACTATATGCTAGCTAATGGTACTATGGTTAATGGGTCATATACTCCTAATGATCCTAATTCTATATTTATAGGCATTATTGATCATCTTGCCTTAGTTAATACAGAAAAGGGATTAACTAAAAGAGAAGCTATGGAAAAGACTTCTGAATATTGTGTATTTACCAGAAATGTATATGGATGTAGTTGGGCTGTAGTACAACAGCAATCTATGATAAAAGAGCAAGCTCAATATACTAATAGTGGAGCTTTAATTGAAGATAGATTTGAACCTTCTATAGATGGAATGGGAGATGCAAAAACAGTAGTTAGAGATTGTGATTTACTATTAGGACTATATATGCCTCAGAAACATAAAATTAAAAAGCATAATGGTATGGATATAACTCCTTATAAGGATAAATATAGATCACTAAAGGTGATGTTGAATAGAAATGGAGAAGCTGATTTATATGTACCTATGCTATTTAATGCACAAGTAGGACTAGTAAAAGAATTGTAATATGATAAAAGAGTTAAAGGATAGAGAAGTTGCTAAGATCCCCTGGACTATTACAGATTTATTATTTTCTTCTAATCTCTTTATTCCTATTAATATAATTACTAAAGAATATACACTAACATTAATAGCTCATGATGAATCTAGACCTATTGTATTTAGTAAAAGTAAATTACATCCGGGTACTAAGATTGAGTGGTGGAGAGAAATAAAAAGTTAAAACAGTAAATTAGAAAAATGGAATTACCAAAGGGTAAAATAAAACCTAAAGTAGTAGAGCCTAGGAGGCTATTTATATTTAGCCAAGCTAAGGTAGGGAAAACAAGTTTAATGGCTCAACTTCCTAATAGTCTTATTATAGACTTAGAAGAGGGGTCAAGTACTTATGAAAGTGCATATATTGATGTTAAATCTTTAGCTGTTAAAGAAGGTAAGAAACCTATAGTTATTCTTGCTGAGATTAACAGTAAATTGAGAGAAGAAGCGGTTAAAGGATTTCAATATGACTTTATAGTTATAGATACTACGACAGCTTTAGAGGAGATTGCAAGATCTTATGCTACAGAGATGTATAAAACTACTGTTGCCGGTAAAAACTTTACTGGCCATGATGTAGTTACAGAGTTATCTAATGGTCAGGGTTATGAAATCTTAAGAAATGCTTTTAAGAAGATATATGATCAGTTTTCTGGTCTTGCATCTAAATGCTTAATATTAGTAGGACACGTTAAAAATGCCTCTATTAATAAAGAAGGTAAGGATTTACAAGCCAGAGATATCCAATTAACCGGTAAACTAAAAACTATAGTTTGTCAAGATGCTGATGCTATAGGATATATGTATCGGAATAAGGATACTAATGATAATATACTTTCCTTCAGAACATCAGAACAGGATTTAGCTACAGGAGCTAGATTAGAGCATCTTTCAGGTAAAGAATTTGTTATCTCTACAAAGAAAGACGGTAAATTAATAACTAATTGGGAACTAGTATTCCCTTCATTACAAAAATGAAACATATAAAAATAATAAAAAGTGAGTTTGAAGCTGCTTTTAATGAGCTAAATGGAACCATGAAAGCTATGGATATCTATAAGTCATTAGCGAATAAATATGAGATATCTGTTTCAGATGTTAAAGATATTATTGCAGCATTAGAATTCTCTGTTAAAAGATTCAGAGAGAAAGCTACTATAGAACTAGTAGATGAAGAACCTGCTATGGAACCTGCTGTAATGCAAATTCCTTTTGAAGGACAAAACAACGTAACTAATTTTTAAAGATAAATGCAAATAGATTTAGGAACAGATAACCTGCAACCAGCTAGGTTAAGCACTCATGGTATTTTTACAGGTAAAATAAGCTCTGTAGAAGTAGTAGAGAAAGATGGAAATGGAGATCCTGTTAAGACTCCTTATGTTCAAGTTAAAATAGATTTACCTGGGATTCAACACTCAGAGAGATTCTATATTACTACAGGAACTAGAATGAGGATTAAAGAACTACTTACCTATACTCTGAATAAGGAAATAGGAACTAGTGTTGATTCAGATTCTTTTAAAGAGATGGTAGGAGTAGAAGTAACATTTAAGCTAGTACCTAATATAGATAAGACTAACGGTAAAGTATATTATCAAATGCCTTATTCTAACTTTATTAGAAAAGCTGAATATGGAGATACACTATCTTTTAATGATAAAGAGTTAGAGGCTATTGAGGATGCTAAAAATATCAAAACTGTAGTAAAAGAGGAATCAAAAAGCTCTGCTTCTGATCTTCCTTTCTAAGAATGATCATAAACTTAAAAGATAAGAAACAAGAAATTTTAAGTTTATTTACTGAAGAGATGCTTTTTGAAAAGTTTGCAGGAACATCTCAAGGTAAAGTTATATGTCCTTTTCATAAGGATGATACTCCTAGTTTATCTATTAGGGGTAAAAAGTTTAAATGCTTTGGATGCAACAGTGGAGGAGATATATTTGACTTTATAATGAAAATGTATAATGTCAATTTTAGTGGGGCTTTAAATATTATACTTAGTAAAGAGATTACTAAGAAACATAGATTCCAAGAAGAGACTATAGTAGAGGAGAAAAGTGAACTAACTTTTAAAGTTAGTGATTATCAGAGTAAACACTTTGAGTATTGGAATCAGTATTCTATTGAAAAATCTACCTTAATTAAATATAAGGTTTTCCCTCTTAAGATTCTACTTAAGGGGGACTACCCTTTATATGTTGATTATAAGGATAATCTTGCTTTCCTATATAAGTTTAGAAGAGGATATAAAGTATATATACCTTTAAGTAAAAGATTCTATTCTAAAGGTAATTGCCTTCAAGGAATAAATCAAATTAATTTATCTGATAAGACTTTAGTAATTACTAAGTCTTTAAAAGATGTAATGTTCTTTAGTACAATAGGTATTAATGCTATATCTCCTGCTAGTGAGAATACTTTTATAAGTGATTCTATGATGCAATATTTAATCTCTAGATTTAGAGTAATCATAAATTTTGATAATGATGCTCCGGGAATAAAAGCAAGTAATTATTATAAAGAGAAGTTTGGACTACCTTCAATAATAAGTCCTACTAAAGATTTTACTGATATGGTTAAATCTTCAGGTAAACTAAAAACAGAAACAGAAATTAAAAAACAGTTAAAATGGCTAGAACAATTAAAATAGTAGATACCTTTTCTGGAGGTACAGTAGAAGAGTATCAAGTAGGTGAAAACATTACTTGGAAAGAAGTATGTGATAAATATCCTGAATTAGAAGGTAAAAGAGCTAAAGTAGGAAATACTTGGTCTGGAGGTAAACAGTGGGTATTATCTCCTAATGATACTCTTCCTAATGATGATGGTGTAACTATTTACATCATAGAAACTAGAACTAAAGCTGGTAATTAATAAGAGGGGGTAAAACCCCTCTTTAATTTATTTATTATGAAAATAGAATTAACCAAAGAAGATACAAACTTTAATCCGGAAACAGCAAGCTTTGGAGAGCTATATAGATTTAGTGAGTCTACTAAAAACCGTTTTCTAGAGTTTAGAGAACATATTCCTCCTTCTATTGTAAATAAAAATATTCCTGAAGGTAATAGATATTGCTACTTAGGTATTATCATAGATTCAGGAATAACTTATTATATATTTTCAGAAGCATCAGGATATGCACCTTTAGCTATTATAGAAGAAGATTTTAGTAATATTTATTCTTTAAATATTATTTTGCTTTTACCTCTAACAACAATCAAAAAGCTATTAAGCTTAAACAAAATAGATTTAAGTAAGGTAGAAGCAAATAAGAAAAGAGTATTAGACTCATTTACTTCTTTAGCTAAGGTTATTTATGGAGAAGATAATTATACTTATTCTGAAACAGAATTAGGAGTATTAACTTTATACTTAAGATTTCCTAAGATAATTATCACCAATAGAAACTCAGAATCTAAACTTCTTAGAGATTTATTGGTAAGATTTAAAATTAATATAGTTGATACTCCTAAATTTATAGGATCTTTAGAAGGAACAAGAGCTACTTACACTAGAATAGAAGTTGATTATGGTTATAGACATTCTCATTTAAGTAGTGGAATTACTCGTAACTATACTAATTTTTGTTTAGGAGAATCAGCACTAGTAGAGCTTATTTCAAAGCTATCTACTAAGTTTGAAGAAACATATTTTGAAGCATTTTTAGCTCAATTACCTGAACACATGAGCTATGAAAGTATAGAAGGTACTCCTCATATAAATCTAGTAGGAGTATTAAATTATCAAAGTATTCCAAGTGTATTACTTGATGTTAAGGCTAAAGAGGTAGCTTTAGATCTGCTTAATAATCCTGAATCTTCTTTAGATTGCACTAAACTTATAAATAGTTTTGAGATTAATGAGAAGTTTGAAGCTCAAATAGATTTCTTACCTTATAATAAAGTAGCTGATTACTTATGTAGTATAATCAATTCTAATAGCATAGAAGTTACTCATCCTTATTCTTTTTTGTATAACTCTTTTGTTGAATTCAGAGGATTTGATAGCAGTAGAGATAGGTCTTTAGGTGAAGGAGTAGAGTGGGGAGATTCTACTATACTTATGAGAACTATACCTTTAGAAGATATAGATCATGAAGTAGAAAAGTTATCCTTAAGAGTTAAAGAAAACTCTATAGATTCTTCAATATTAGCAGCTGCAACTTATAACAGTTTAGTTAACCTAATTATAGAAAAGTACAATAATATTAAAAGTAAATATGACAACGAATATAAAGAATTCTTCTGCTCTAACATCATCTATGGTGAAATTGAGTGGGAAGCCTAAAGTAACATTAAGTTTAAAGTTCTTAAAGATAGTAGATTATCTTCATTCAGCTTATCCTAATTTAGAATGGAGTGGTGCTTTATTCTATAAAAGTGAAGGTACTTTACAAGATCCTGAAAGTTTAGAGTTTCTAGTTGAAGATTTCTTTCTATGTGATCTTGGAACTAGTGGAGCTACTGGATGGGAACCTGTAGAACATATAGAGCAAATTATGGAATATGATTCTAAATACTCTAATGGAGAGTATAGATTTAGGGGATATTGCCATAGTCACCATAATATGTCTGTGTTCTTTAGTGGAACAGATGAGGAAGAGCTAGAAGATAATACTAAAATATACAATCAAGGACATAAAGTAGGATCTCCTTATTTATCAGTTATAGTAAATGCTAAAGGAGATTGTTGTGCAAGAGCCTGCTTTGTAGCTGATATTACTAATACAGTTAGCTATAGAGATCCTAGAACTTCTCAATTGATAGAGCATAAAACTATAGTACCTGATGTAGTGCATTATTATGAATGTGAAATATTTAAAGAAGTAGAGGATTTCCCTTATCCGGATGTTGTAGATAGATTTAATAAACTTAAAGAAGCTAAGAAAACTAGAAGCATTGGATTCTCCGGTATTCATGGATATTATCCTAAAGAATGGGATACTCTTGATAATTATAACAGAGCTTTTTCATTTGAAGAAGATGATACTTTTCCTAATAAATTAGTAACTGGAAATCCTTACAATTCTTGGAAAGAGACTTTTAATATAAAAGAAACTAATACATTATCTGTGTTAAGGATTCTTTTAAATGTTGACTTTGAAAGTATTTATGCAGTTATAAATGAACTATGTAAAGCTCTTTTAGAAGACATAAGGGATTTAAAGAGTATTAATATTAAAGATAAGAAAGGTATTAAAGAAGCTGTAGTATTAAACTTAGAGCAAGTATTCTCAGAGTTTGAATCTGCTTATAAAACTGCTTATAAAACTAAAGAAGTAAAGAATATTATCTACTATAAGATGATTAAAGTAGAGGCATTTAAGTTACTTTATGAATCTATTCTTATCTATCATACTTTAGGAGAATATCAAATAAGCATAAGAGAATCTTTAAAAGAAGTTTGCAAAGATGAATTTAATAAACATCTAGCACTTTTTAATAAAACTGTTTCTAACAAAGGTCCTAAAAAGAAGTATCAAAATGGAGTTAGTTAATATTCCCGGATATCACAATATCTTAAATCTTGATAAAGACTCTAGGTATCAAAATCAAGATATAGAAGATGAAGATTATCATAATTATGAGGATGAAGAAGATGATGAAGAATCCTCTGAAGAACCTATTAGTGATTATATTGAAGTAACTGATTATAATAGAAGAACATCTAGATTTAAAGATGCAATTTGGTATAATAAGTTCTACAAAATAACAGTAGGAGGAGCAGGAGGAATAGGATCTCATTTAACTATGTTATTATCTAGATTAGGTCATACTATAACTGTATGGGATAATGATTCAGTAGGAGAAGAGAATATAGGAGGTCAAGCTTATACTGTATCTCAGATACACGTGAAAAAAGTATATGCTGTACAAGAGTTAAGTAAGTTATTCTCAGGTGAAAATAATGTAATCCCTAGATTTGAAAAGGTAACAAATGAATCTCTTATAGAATCTATTTGCTTTTCTTGCTTTGATAATATGGAAGCAAGGAAAAATCTATTTGAAAGTTGGAAAGAAGAAGCTATAGATAATGAAGGAGATATTCCTTGTGTATTTATAGATGGTAGATTATTGTATAGCAATATTCAAATCTATATTGTCACTAAAGATAATATGGATAGATATAAAGAAACTCTATTTGAGGATTCTGAAGTAGTTAGAGAGAACTGTGCTTTAAAAGTAACTACCCACTATGCTTATATGATAGCTGCTTATATGGTTTCTATGCTGACTAATTATTTAAGTAACTATATAAAAGGAGCAGAGATAACTTCTTTGCCTTTTAGTATTAAAACAGAATTAACAAGTCTATATTATGAGGTTGAATATTAAAGATGATATAATATCAATAGCTACTAAAAGTGAAAAGCATCTATATAATTCTTTAGCTTTTAAGGAAGATCCTTATATTAGTGTAGATGATAAGTATATTAATATCCAGATAAATGATTCAGAGTATGTTCCTGCATCTGCTATTATTTGTGATCCTAACTTTGATGAAAACTCAACTAGTTTTAAGTTAAGGATACCTCGTAATCTTGACTCTTATGGATTCTCTAGTAATTCTCTTAGAGAAACTGAAAGAATAGAAGTTGTAAGAACAAGTCCATTTATTTACAGATCAAAAGAATATTCATTAGCTTGGAATGGATTACTTGGATTTGTGTATAGAAATAGATGGTTTGATAATTCTAGTACTTTAAATAATATAAATCTATCTTTTGCTAAAGGTTATTTTGAAATAGCTTATGCAATTATGGTGCATAGGAAAGATGTAGAATACTATAAAAGTTGCATTAAAGATCGTATTGAACCGGATTATTCTATATTTCAATTTTGGTATTCTTATACTTTAGATAAAGTAATCCGTTCAACATCTATTATATCAATATTTGATTCTACACCAATTATAGCAAAGAGTGCAAACCTTAATAAATTATTCGGTGTACAATCCTTAAAGCTATCCAAAACTCCCACTAAAAGGAATAAGGTTGCATCCAAAGTAATAAAATTTCTTGAAGAAAAACGATTAGAGGAGAATGGAAGAAAAAAGGTTATTATTCAAAGTAGTGATACCCCAGTTCTTAATGAAGGTAACTCTCTCAAAGAAGAGGAAGCCTATATACTATAATAAGAATCCTGGTAAGCTACGAAAAACTAAAATACCTAAAAGGTATAAGAATAACTTAACAGATATAGAAGGATATATTTTAGATGAAGCTGGTAATAGAATTATGGCTAATTCAAGATCAGCAGGTACTCCTAAATATCTATCTATAAACAATCAGCATATATATGCAGGTAACTATTTAACTAGGGTAAGAATAGTAAATGGATTAAAGGAATTCCTATATCCTTATGTAGTTAATTTACCAATAATTAGAGAATTACCTGTTATTATAGATTGTGAGTTATTTACTATACCCGGAGCAGCTAATTGGGATATTGAAAACTTTGGAGTAATCTATTCTAAAGTATTTAATGATTTACTAGTAAGTGAAGGTAAGATACCTGATGATTCAGTTAGGTTTATTACTCAACCTGGTAGTGGTCCTAAGTTTACTCCGGTAGCTAGTATCGATGATAGAAAGATAATATATACATTCTATCAGGATTTAAGAGCAGAGGTACAACAACTTAAGCTTTGGGAGATATAGTCTCCCTTAGCTTTTTTAATTTAAAAATCTAAGAAAAATAAATATGACAACAGAAACTAAAGCACAACAAAGAGTTATATCAACAGCTTCTGAATGGCTAGTTGAAATGGAAAGGTATTCTAAACAAGATACTATTCAAGATAAGTTTATAGTAGATGAAGTAGTATTCTCTTTCATCGAAGGATTTAAAGTAGGAGCATTACTATACAGAGTAGAAGATCCTTGGGGAATTAAGCATATTGGAGATAACCTTCCTTGGTTAGTAAATCTAGATTACAGTTTTCAAAATCAAGATGTAGTTCTAGATATTAAATCTGTAATTGAAGATATGTACAGTAATCCTGAGTCTCCTATTAAACCTCTAACTGTAGAGGAAGCTCTTAACTTTCAAAATGAAGAACAAAAAGCTAAAGCATTAAAAGGATTCTCACCTGAAGAGATTGCAGAAAAAGGAGGGTTTCAATTCTTAGCTGAAGAAACTATTGAGAAAGAGCAGTTAAGATGGACAGTAGATGAAGAGGGTAATATGATAGAAGAGAAAGTTAAATTCTCAGATACTTATACTCTTTATAAGAGAGAGATAGATACCAGAGCAGGTAAATCAGTATTTGGAGTAATTAAATGCAAAGATACTTCTACGGATAGAGTATATTGGTTATATGTAGATATAACTACACAAAGAGATCCTAGAACCGGAGCTTCTATATCTTGGATTACTGATCCTATTGAGGCTATAGCTTCTACTCTTAAGCTTGCTTTACCTCATGAATCTTTAGAAATAGAAGATGTATATCAATATATACAAAGACAAGGAGATGTACTATTGGGTAAACTTAAAGAAGAATATGAAGGAGCTGAGTTTACTTGTTCTAAATCTCTAACAAAAGATCAATACTTGAATATGATTATCTCAGAAAGCTAATGGATTTAAAATCTTTTAATGTATTAAATGAAAAAACAGTAAAAGAATTCAGAAAAAGGTTAGATGATAAAGCTAATAATTCAGAGACTACAATAAGCATTTGGGAAGCTCTTGGATTAATGGATCCACTAATTGACTCAACATGTACTGAGTTAGCTGTGGAAATAGAAAGTTTATTCTATCATTTTACTGTTTGGAGAAACAGCTTATTTGTATCGGAAAATGTATTTTATTCTTTAGCAGCTTTTGAATTCTATACTAATTATAATAAGAAAGTTTAACTTTGTAAAACAATAAAAACAAAACAAAATGGAGAAAGTAGATTTAAAAACTTATCAAAGCAGTGTAGCAGTTAAAGGTTACACTAAAGGAGCAATCCTTCAACATGGTGAAGTAACTGGACATCACCACTTATTGAATACTTCTTGTGAAGTAGTAGACCTTAGTAAAGATGTTAAGGATTATTCAGGAGATGAGATATTCCTAGATAAACTTCAGATTACTGAAGATGGAATTCTAACTCATCATGAGCACTTTGCTCATAAAGTAGAAAAAGGAACTTGGGTAAAAACTATTCAAGTATCTTATGATCCTTATGCAAGAAAGAACATTCCAGTATTGGATTAAGAATTTGTGTGTTTAGTTAATGTAAGAGGAGTTAGGAAGTATTTCCTGCTCCTCTTTTTATTTTCACTTTTATGATAGAGTTTAGAGAAAGAAAATTAGCTGTTGTAGATTTTGTAATGGATATAATACTGTTAAATAACTTATTTATATACTCTACTATAGCCAGTGAATACAGCATCAAAAGGTTTGTTTCTAGTAATAGAATGTTTCATTTTAAAAGTTAATGGGAGAGTTCATACAAAGAGAATTAGTTTTTATACATTTTGGGAGTAATCTTATAAAAACGGATAACTTATTTATTAGTTCAGCTATAGCTAATAGTTGCAACATTGGTATAATTATAAGAGGAAGTACACTTTTTGAATTTAAAACTAAGCATAACATTTTAAAATATGAGAGTTAAACAGTTAATAAAAAGAGAAATAGTTTATTATAGTGGATTTTTTACTAGCTCAAACTATGCTGTGATTTTATATAGCTTGTTTACTCCTACTTCTTTATGTAAGGGGTACAATATGTCTACTTTTGGGAATATAGTAATGTTTATAAAGAAGTAACTTATGAAGAGAAAAGAGTTAGGTAAATCCTATAATAATATAAAAGAGAAATATAAACTCTATATTGAAGTATGTAATAGATTAGCTGATGATGAAATTGAATACTATGTACCAGTTTATAATGTTGACAAAAGATACCCTTATGCTTCACTTACTGATATTACATACTCCAAAACTAAAAGCTATAAGCATATTCTATATGAGTTTCAGATTCGTAGGGATAATCTATTTATCCCTATAGCTACAGTAGATTATTTATCAGGAGATGGAAAGTTTAGAAAGCAATTAATGGATTTGATAGATGAAGGAGATTATTAATTTTAAGAAGGTAATAGAGTTACTAGGTGAAAGAAGTTACTTTGTTTACTCTCTCATTGATTCTAATGTTAGAGAAGGATATACTTATTCTGTTAATACTTACATTCATTGCAGAACTAAACAAGTACTTCTTACTAAAGCATTTAGAATACCAAATCTATTTATTACTGAAAGTCTATTAAAGTTTGCTTGTGATTACTTTCAGTATATTATAGAAGCTCATTTCTATACCAGTAATCCTAGAGCTGCTATGGTTACTGTAACAGAACCTACATCTGATAAAGATATTAGCTTTAAGATATTAAGCTCTAAGAGTATTACTTATGAAAGTAAAGTTATATTATTAGGAATAGGTCAAAGTTTAATTAGGATTGTAGATATCTATACTGATGAAGGTATAACTTATTATTTAGTAATAGAAATATAAAGATAAAGATATGATTTTAAAAGAAGAACTTAAAAGAAGAGATATCCTTCAGAAGGGTATAAAATATTACCCCTACATAGATAATATGTTTTTACCAAGATCTATGTTACATATATTAAGAGTTAAAATAAATCATGGCTATACTAGACCTTTTATTGAATTTGAAGGTTTAAAAGCTATAGGTATAATGATTCAAAAAATACGAAGATGCTAACCCGCTTAAAAGATCATGAAATAGTTTATGGATGTGCTGTACATAACTTATATCTACCTAAAACTATTGCTTTAAATTGTAAAGGTAATCCTTTATTTCCTAATGCTGACTATGAACTTACTGGTGAAACAGCATTTGATGATAATAAAGTTTATTTAGCCTCAGAGCTTTAAGAGTTATGAATACGATAGAAGAATTAAGAGAAAGAAAGATAGTAAGTGGAGCCAAAGTAAGAAGTTTATTTATAACGCCTATTACTTTATCTAAGATTAAAGCAGATATAGTTATTCCATTTGGTTTTTTAAATTTTAAATTCACAGGTAAAATTAACATATACCCTTCAATAGGAATTTATTTAGATTATGAATAGAATAGAAGAATTAATTAGTAGAGAGATTGTTGGAGAAGATCCACTTTTTATTAACAACTTATATTTAACTCCTTCAATAGTTGCTAGCTTAAAGGGGATTAAATATCCTAATTTTAATTATATAGAGTTTAAAGGTACAGTTACTAGCGTTAGTAAAGAAAGATTTTACACTAGACTATATCTAGAAAAAAGGTATTTACTCTTAGGAGATTAGACTATGAAAATAACATTAATATGATTATTAAAAGTTTACCAGAAGAATTATCGGATAAAAGCATTATTAGAAGAGCAGCTATTTTAAGTAATTTGTTTATACCTTCTGTAGTTCTCTTTAATATGAAAGGAATTAAACTTGCTTCTGTAGGAGTTAAGTTTAACTACGGATTAGCTTATTCAGGAGAAATAGGATATGCTTCTAACGGAGTATATCTACATTTAAAATTTATAAAGTCTAAAATATGAATAATAAAGAAATACACGAATACTTAGTATTTAAAGATATAATACTGATAGATATTTTTCATAAGAATCTGTGCTTGCCAGAGAGTATAATAAATAGGCTTGAAGGTTTAGAGATTACTCGTAAAGGCACTACTATTAGATATACAGGAACAGTAGATTCTTATGGTTTAGATTACGCTATAATAAAATAATTAGTAATTATCTATGGAAAAAATAGAACTATATAAACAATTAAAAGGTAGAAGTATAATATATCATACTGCTCAATTAGGTTTATACTTGCCTAAAACCATAGCAAGCTATCTTTCTAATCTATTACTTAGTCATTATAATATACCGGTTATACTTAATGGAAGAATAAATGAGTTTGGATTAGAATATAAAATAATTAGTGATGATGAATATAAAAAACTTACACAAGGAATTACAGAATAGAGGTGTACTAAGAGGAAATGTACTATATGCTAACTTATTCCTAAGTAAAGAAATTATTTCTTCTCTCAAAGGGATTGTAACAGGAAAAGGGATTTTGTATACTTTTCGTCTTACTGGAGAAGTAGATTTCTATAAATTTGCTACTGTTCTAGTAGAGAAAGCTAGTAAGTCTTAAAGTAAGTAGCTTGATCTTCTAAGTTTGACCATCTCCTTGTTTCTTTAATAAGAGGAATAAGTCTTTCAAAGTCTCTTTGAATCTTAGTATACTCTTCTCCCTTAACTATATTCTCTTCTTCATCTCTAAAAGGATATTGAAGAGTATCATTTAATAACCTACCTACATTTTCTATAACAGAGATAGATGCAGCTGGAGTTCTTATTAGTTTAGTAAGATCTCCAGTTACTATACCTATGTTATAGAATTTCAATTCAGAGTTAAACCTATCTACTTGATACATAAAGAAGTTAAAAGCTTTAGAATCATCAAGTTCATCATCATCTTCTGATAAAGATCTTAATACAGATAATAGTAGGATGGTTCCTGTTAAGTATACTAATTCAGCTATATTCCTCTTCATATTAGCTTTATCATGATCAGATAGATTATTCCAACCTGCTGCAATAGATTTAAGCTCTTTAATGCTTTTAAAGAAGTCTAGATAAGATAAGTATCTACCTTTAATATATTGACCTAACCTTTCATCAAAGTATTGATTTCTAAATCTAGCTTCATATCCCGGATGAATCCATTTCCTATATTGTAAAGCTAGATATCCTAAAGCTGTTTGACTTAAAGCTGCATTATCTAAATCTGTATATCTACCATGAAGTCTTTGGTTAACTCCCTCTACTTTTCTTCTAAAATCAGATATCTCTCTTTGAGATAACTCTATACCTTCTTTAAGTTTAAGTCTTCCTTCTACTACTTCATAAGCATCCCATAAGTTATATTCTACTCCTTTAGCATCTTTAACTTTATAGTTATGACTCATAGCTAAGAATATTCTGGACTGCATCATGTGCTCTCCAGCTGAGTTAGCTCCAAATAGTATTTTGCTTATCATACTCTTCTTATCTCCGAAGTAAGAAGTATCTTGTAATACTCTATAGTAATCAAGCATTAACTTCATCTTATCAGATAATGCACTTTCTCCATATTTCTTAGTAGCCCATAAATAATCTTTAGCAGAATAGAACTCTCCTCCCATAGCTTCTATTACTTGCATAGATCCTCCATATACTATGTTGGATACAGCAGAGAATAAGTTTAATCCTAAAGCTGTTATAGAAGAATACTTACCAAATGCTTTAGCTATCTTTTTATCTGAAACTTCTTTACCGAAGATCTTAAAGCCTTTCTCTTTATCAGTATCTCCTATATAGATCATATTATACCAATCTTTGAATCTTTGGTAAGAAGCAGAACTAGCTCCTTCTATATTTACTAGATCTCCATTTTGATCAAGTACCTTACCTCTCCAATTAGTTTTAGGAATCTTTCTTGCTTCAGCATAAGTCTTAGCTAATTCTATGATTCCCTGAACTTCTCTTTTAGCTCTATAAAGATTAGCTGAATATACATAAGCTGATATAATATCAGGAATATTATAAGTTCTTTGAGATTCATCTATTCTAGCTACTCCTTGCTTTCTGATTACTTTAACTTCTTTATCGGATTCATCTACTAAAGCTCTATCTCCTTTAGTATACTCTATAGAAGAAGAGATCTCTTTACCTAATCCTTTTAAGCTGTTCCATAATTTATTCTTAGCTATCTTCTCAGATAAATCAGAAAAGAAATAAGGAATACTAGACTTTCTTAAAGGATAAGAAGATAATCCCATAAGATTATCAGAGTTCTCTTTCCATCTCATTATGAAATCATAGTACTCTTTAAGATCCTTATTACTTTGAATCTTTTTATAATCCTCATTCTCAAACTTAGCTAAGGGTTCTCCATTTATCCAATTACCATATTCATCTCTATATCCTCTAGTATGATTTTCACTAAAGAACTTTTTCCATACATCTTTTCTTCCTTCAGATCCTTTAGGATAAGCATCAGCTTCCATCTTAGCTTTATCCATCAATAAGTAGTATTCATACTTATACTTAGAAGTAAACCTAATAGGATCATTAGTTTGAAGCATATAGAAATTAGGTCTACTATCTACTTTCTCAAAAAGTAAACTTAGATCTTCTTTATTAACCTTCTCATATAGCTTATCATGATTATACTTAAAGGTTCTTATAATATCACTAGTCTTATCTACTACTTCTCTCTTATATAGTTTATCTACAACAGCTAATAAAGTATCATCAGCATTAGCCATAGCTCCTAACCATCTTTGATCAAAGGATAGATCTTTTATAGGAGTAATCAAATCTTCTTTATCAGATAAAGATTCTTCTTGCACTATTTCAGATAAAGATTCTTGACTCAACTTTAGTAACTCAGCTTCTATCCTTACTCTTTCTCCCTCTATAGAGCCAGCTATTTTTTTTATCACTTCACTATCTGATTCTACTAGATTTATATCCTTATAAGAAGTTACAAATTCTATAGATCTAGATAATCCCATTTGACTTAAAGGAGCAGATGATATCCTCTCTTTTATATCCTTTAGCCCATCATTAACTAAGAGTAATAACTTTGAGTAAGCTTCTTCGTGATTTAACTTATTTAACTCTTCTATCTCTTTAGCTCTTTGAATAGTAGTATCTAAGTATTCCTGTATCTTCTCAGAAGACTTATACTCATTTTGATATACGGAATACTTAATTACTCTAGATTTAATAGCTTTAAGTTTATCCTCAACTATTTTAGAATACTCTTTTAACTCTTTACTTAATTGATAGAATACCTTATCTTCTTTAGAAGGATTGATGTTACCCTTAAGTATATCTTTAGCAAAATCTCCGTATATCTCCTCTACTTGTGAATAGAGATCTTTATTGGTTATCTTCTTGAATAGCTTAAGTACTTTATCTATAATAAGATCTAAAGTACCTTTAAACTTATTCCAAATAGTTACTCCTTCTGAGTTATTGAACTCTTGAACTATATACTTACCTAGCAACTTACCTACAGCTTCTTCCTTAAGGATATCTTCAGATAAGTTTAAAGAAGAGTACTCTTTCTCTACTTCTTTATAGATAGGATGATCTTTAATAGAGTTCATTAATCTACTTACTAAAGGATTATCCGTACCTAATCCAGCTATAAAGAAGTGAGCTACTTCTTCTGGTAAAGTATCTAACTTAGCTTTATCTTCTGAAATATAGATTATCTTATTTAAGATATCTGCTGCACCTGAAGCATCTACTCCTAATTTATTTACTAGAGAACTATAGGATTCTACTTTTATTCCTATATTAGAGAGTATTCCTTTTAACTTATTCTCAAGTTCACTATTTCTATCTCCTTCTCCGGATAAGGAATAAAAGTTAATCTTCTTACCTTCTTTAGTTAAATAGTATTTACCATTTGAAGCTTCTCTAACTTCTAATCCTAATTTCTTAGCATCTATTCTAAGCTTCTCTACTATAACATTCTTAGGTATGAAGCCATTAATATCCGCATTATACAATTTAAGTAGTTTAGAGGGAGTAGGTTTCCTATTCTCTATAATCTTATTTACTTGCTCTTCTGAAGGAGTCTCTTCATTATTAAGTATAAAGTACTTATAGGCATTAACTTCACCTACTTCATTTACTAACTTAATCCAAGAATCATTTTTTATTGGACACTTATTCACAATCTTTCATCCTTTCTCTTGCTTCTTCATTTGATACTTGATCTATATCTAATTCAGGTTCATACATTACTTCAGGTAAAGTATCAGGTATAAAGTTATCTTCACTTATCACTTCTTCCTTAGTCTTATTATTCTGTGCAAAGATAGATTCTATTTGCTTATTAGGCATATACTCTCTTATAATATTAGTACCTAGAGGATTAATCTCTTTATATAATCCTTTATCTCCTTCCATCTTAACAAACTTAAATAGTCTTAATCCTTTATCCGGTAATCCTATTATTCTAGGAAAGTACCTACCTGTATCAGTTTGAATAGTATAAGAATCCTCTACAGTTAATTCATCTTTAGTTAGTGTTGCTCCTACAAGTATCTTACCTTCTTTCTTAATCCTCTTTATAAAGTTTAATCCTTGGTTCTTAGTATTCCTAGTGAACTTCTCTATAAAGTCTTGGATATCTATGTTTAATGTACTTCCAGCTTTAATAGCTCCTTCTATCTTCTTATAGTAATCTATAACTCCCATATCCTCAAGCATCTCAATAGGAATATAATCCATAAAGGTATAAGCTCCTCTATTGAATCCGTTTATAAAGAAAGAGTACAAAGCTAGATCCCAAGCTAAATCACTTGTTTTATCTTCTAAGAATAGATCATACCAACTATCTGAGATATCAGATTTTTGATCTTTAGTTCTACTTCCTGAAGTATCATCAAAGATAACTAGTTTATGATCTACCCTACTTTTAGTAACTTTCATATCCTCTTCATAGAATACAGAATCTACTTTAACTTCTTTTTCAGAAAGAGACATTATAAAAGGATTCATTACATAATTAGGATCTTCCTTAAATAAAGCTCTTTCTCTATCTTGAAGTCTTTTAACTCTATCAGCTAAAGGAGGTTTCTCTCCTCCATATAGATACTCACTTAGATTAGCATAAGTTAAAGGACTTCCAGGTAAAGTAAACAGATAAGTAAATAGATCATAGTTTAAAGCATTTATAATGTCCTCAGTTAAGAAATCAGATTGAATAGAAGAGAATACCTCTTTAACATCAGTAACTAGCTTAGAAGGCCATATAAATAGATCAGAGGCTAACTCTAAAGGTTTATCTATTCCATATTTAGTAAATGCGTCCACCATAGGAAGTTTATCTTTCATCTCCTTAGTAACTACTTTATTGTATCTATCCATATATAGTTGATTACCTACTACAGAAGGTAAGGTTCTAACAGAATCTGCTCTTAAAGATTGAATAAGGTTAGTATATGATTTTGCTCCTTCTTTATATGTTATAAATTGATTAAGTACATTTAGTTGATAAGAAGGATCACTTGCCTTAAGCTGCTCAATCAGATCTTTTGTATTAAGATTTTTATCCTTCATCTCTTCTGCTCCGGATAGAAAGTATTCTTCTTTCAAAGATTTATATGCACTTTCAGCAGCAGAAGTAGTCCTACCTCCATTATTCCATCTCTTACTTAACTCTACTAATATAGGTTGAGTCATAAAATAAGCTATAGTTTCTAAAGGTACTCCTAGATCTACTAAGAAGTCCCATACATCAGCAGTATAAATATTATCATTTAAATCTCCAAGTATAGGATCTTTAGCATTATCTACAGCAGCAGTTTGTAGCTCTAGATGATTATCAGTTATTAGGTTATCCTTGTAGTCTTTAAATGCTCCCATAGAGAATAACTCTTTACCATCAAAGTAAGCAGCAGTATCAGATTCATATTTCAATATTTGAAGATAAGCTCTTGCAACAGCAGAGTTAGAATGCACTCCTACTAGTTGCTTACCAGCTTGATTCTTTTCTCTTGTGAGACTTTGTTGATAATCATTTATAATATCTCTACCGGATTCTATAGGATTAAGGATTTGGAGAATCTTCTTTCTTACTGAAGCTAGAGTATCCATATTATTAGGTAAGATACTTTCATAGAAGTTATGGCTAGAGCTTAATACAGCTATATAGAAGTCTACTATCCTATTCTCTCTAGCTTGTTTAGTGTTCTGCTCTATTATAGAAAGTTTAGAGAACTCTTCTTCACTAATTCCCTCCATAGATAAGTAATCAGTAAGTAACTCAAAGTACTCCTCTTCTTCAATAGATGAAGAATCTATACTTAATACTTTATTGATCTTTTCTTCAAGTTCATTACCTAATATAAAGTAAATATCTTCTTGCTCTTGGAGATCTACTTTATACTCTCTAAGTATTTCTCTTAGTTGATCTGATTTAGCAAGTTCTTCTAAGTATTGACCATATCTTAATTTAGTTTGATCTTCTTTAGAATAGTATTTAATAGTTTTAAGCTCTCCTTCAACTATCTTAAAATTCTTAGTTAGTATAAAGCTCTTATCTATATCAAAGTCATATCCTCCTTGTCTAGTACCTTCTTTAGGAAGCATAATTTGACTAGCTGCTTCTTTAGGAAGTAGGGATACTATTTTGCACATAACCATAGAGTTCTTAGCTTGGTTAGGTATCCTATTAGCTATCATATACCTAAGATCTTCAGGTATCTTATCTAACACTATATCTCCTTCTAAGTTATATTCAGGATATTTAGCTTTAATTATATTCCTAAAGTAATCTTGACTTACTGCTATCTCAGCTGCTTCTATAGTAAATACTTGTGAATCTGTTGGGTCTGTGTAACTAACAGTATAGAAGTTAAGTTTATTATCTTCATCATAAGTAGTAGCAAAATCAGATACATTCACAGCTGAGAATCCAGGTACTTTCCTTGTAGATACTTTCTTCTTGAATAAAGAGAATAGCATACTTTCTCTTGAAGAAGAGAATAAAGGAAAAGATAAAGGTACTCTGAAATCATCATCTACTATATCTAAAGCCTTTATATGGTTATCCGGCATATTATTCCTTCTCCTAGATTCGGATAGAAATAGCTTTTGAAGATTCTTAAGCAGACTAGATTTATCATTAGGATCTAACTTCTTGATTACCTTTTTAAAATCATCTTTAATATTTTGAGCTATTACTTCTTGATACTCCATTACTAGAGATTCTCCACTAACTACTTCATCATCTACTTTATATAAAGCATCAGGATTTATGTTAACTATGATATTCTTCATAGATTGAGTAGGAAGTAAAGTCTTACCGGTATCCTTATAAGGAACTACTTGAGGAATCCTGTAAGAATCATTATTCAACTTAATCTTATTCCAACTTCTAGGATTATTTACTTGACCTAATTGTTGAGTACCTAGTTTAAATCCAGATTCAAAGATCAACTCATCTATTCCTTCTTTCTCTAAGTTATCCAATAATCTTGCAAACTTAGGATATTTCCTAAATGAGGGAAGTATAGGAGTAAGTGAATACTTAACTGCAACAGGTACTCTCTTACCATTTACTATTCTGTAACCTATATTAGTTCCTTTAACCGGCGCAAATAAGATATTAGCTTCTTCAGGAGTAATCTCTCCTTTAGATATTCTATCAAGGTTATCAGTAATCTCAGGTCTTAGATTACCTTGTCTTCTCATAATATCAAGATACCTATCCCAAGTACATAATCCTTGGGCATCAGTTTGATTAATATCATAATATCCTGAAGGTTTACCTCTTGAATCTTTTTCTACTCCTATAATTTCATCTATCTTATCTTTAGATACTCCTACTTCACTAAGAGCTTTCTTATAGCTTTCTGCAAACTTAGACTTAGTTAGTATATCTTTAACAATAGTAACAGTATATTGACCCCCCCCTATATCTGTACCGGGAGTTTGCCATAAAGCTACTCTCTTAGTATAATCATCATAACTTTTAGTAAAAGCAGGATCTCCAAGTAAAATAGAATCTATGAACCAATATCCCATTTGCACATTATATACATAGTTCTCTATTGCATCTTCTATAGAGTTATATTCTCTTAGAGAAGTAACATCTATCTCTATATTAGAGTACACTCCATTAACTTCACTTATGATGTTAGTCTCCTTAAAGTAATCTATAGTTTCACTTACTCTTTTAGAGAAGTAACTATTTATTACTCTATCTATAGTATCCATTTCTGAAGGTAAGAACTCTGTTGTATTTATAGCTTTCTTATTAAAGCCTAAATCATTTAGTTCCTTAAAGATATGATACTCAAAAGCTTTACCTGAGAATACTCCTTCTTTAGCTCTATCTTTAGCTTCTTTAGGAGATAAGCTGGATTCATAATGATATCCTACTATAAGATCTTTCTCTTCCCAATTAAATAGTTCACTATGAGCATTAAATATTCTAGCTGTTTCAGATAAAACTATTTTACGGTACATCTCTAAAGATTCACCGGTAAGTAAATCTCCTTCTTTAGTTAATCTATGCTTAGGGAGATAAGCAAAGTATATATTTTCCTTATCCGCAGGAGTAGGAAAAGGAAACCATCCATATTTAGCTCCTTGGTTAAGTACAGCATTAATCTTTACTTTATTCCATAGAGAAGGGTTAATATTATTATAAGGAGTACCTTTTCTTCCAGGTTGATTTAATCTCTCTGAATCAAATACAGCTACATCAAAGTTTTCTCTAAATTCCCTATCCTTCATTAACCTGTCTATACCCCAATTAATATTAGTACCTAAAGCATAGAAAGGATCAGATAAGTAATCAGTTACACTTTTCTTTAATCTCCTTATTTCCTTAGAGATAGCTGTATTATTTTGTAAAGCGTATATTCTGTTATTCTCCCCATTTACTACAGAAGGGGTGATGTCTTCTGGTCTAAGTAAGGATTCAAGTTCAGCTAATTTCCTTAGAGTCCTGCCCTCTCCTTTAACGGATTGCTCTTCTACTATATTGAAGATATCATATCCTTTACTAAGAGATTCAAATAGAGTATTTACAGAACTAGGTCCGGTAATATACTTAGATATATCTTCTTTATTCATCCCACTAAATCTATTAGAAGGAATGAATATACCTATACTATCTAAAGCTTTACTTAGATTATCAGCTTGCTCATCAGTAACTACATCTCCATATCTTACCTTAATAAGTTCTTTAGCCTTATCTACTTTATCCTTATTAGGTTTACCATTAACTAATTCTCTTTCATAAGTTACTTTCCATTCAGAAAGAATATCCTTAGCTAGATTTTTCCTACTTGTATTTATTACTTTAGAAACAGAACTAGAATCTTTACCTTCTGATAGTACAGTTATAAACTTTACTTTAGTCTTAGAGAAGTTAGTAAAGAAATTATTCTTAAAGTTATCAGAAGTAAGATCCGTACTAAGATCTATATATATTCTTTTAAGTTCCGGTCTAATCTTAGATAACTCAAGTATCTTATTTAACTTCTCCTCATTAGTATCTAGATCAGCTAAGTTCTTAGCTAGGTAAATACTAATCTCATCATAAGGTAAGAAAGTATTTCTTCCTAAATCATCTTTTATATAATTACCTTCTTTATCTACTCTTTCTATAAACCTTAAGTAAAGTTTAACTTGTTTAGATAAAGAATCTTTAAGGTTATTCTCAAAAGCTTTTACTTGCCAACTTTCTTTAGTAGTATCATCTATCTCTATAGTATCTCCATCTTCCTTATATAAGAATCCAAAGTCAACTAGACTCTTCTTAGATTCTATTACAAATAGATCCCAATTATCTATAACAGATTTAGCTAGAGGATTATCAGATAAGTAGTCTTTGATCTGATCATAGATTTCCTTTACTTGATTCTTTGTAAGATACTCAAAAGAGTAAGGACCTTTCTTAACTAAGTTAATTGCTCCTTTCACAAACATAAAGTTTATGGTATCTACTCTCCTCTTTTGCTCTGTTCTACTTATTGAAGGTATTCTAGCATATTTTACTTCTCCGCTAATAGAGTAATCTACTTTATTTGCTGAGGTCAGATAATTAGCTAAAGCATCAAAAGTCTTCTTATAAAGAGTCTCTTTAGGTTCTACTTTGAATCCTAATAGCTTTAGAATAGCATCTACTATTCTTTTAAAGATACTTCTGTTATCTACTACTATAGAATCAAGAGTCTTAGCAAATAAAGGATTAGCCAGCTCAGCTAAGAACTCAGAAGTATTACTCATACCATAGTTAGATTTATCTATGAACTTACTAGCTTGTCTATATAGATCTCCTATAGTATCAGTAAATATTCTTTCCTCTTTAGTCAATTTATCCGGATACCATTTAGCTTTTAATAGAGCATATTCAGTGTAACTATGGGTAAATTCATGGATAATCTTTTCAGCAAGAATATCTTGAGGTACATTCTCTATAGTCTCTTTAGGAATAACTATCTTATTATCCTCAGAAGAATAGAACATAGTATACCTACTAGGTCCAAATAGAGTCTCTTTATCTGATATCTCTACTATAAGATCCTTATTAAGATCTAGTCTTTCCTTAATTAAAGATCCTACTCTAGCACTATATTCATTAGAGTTAGCTATAGCAAAATCTATAATGCTCTTATTATCTCCAGGAAGTACTAGAGAAGATTTACCTAAAGATTCTATTTTAGCAAATCTTAAAGGAGAATCTTCTCCAAATAGATCAGCTTTATTTACTTTTTCTACAGCTTCTTTTACTGGTTCTATTGAAACCTCCACCTCTTTAGGTTCTAGAGATTCTACTTTAGTAGAGATTATAGGTTTCTCTAGATATACAGCTGCTCCATAGAAAGGTCTTATAGTATCTATATCCGTTGTATAGAAATTATTATCTAAGATAAAATCTTGATAAGAGTTATACTCTTTACCAGTTATGGAAGTAAACTTAGAGTTATCCTTTAGTTTCTTATTACTGACATCAAGGTATAGATTACTTATTAAGTTAGCTAAGAACTCATCAGAGTATTCATCATATTTATAGTACTTATCCGGCAAGATAAGCCTATCTTGGGTAAAGTTAACTTTAGGAGAAGGGAAGTTAATATAGGATTCTAGTTGCTCCTTATTATTTAAATAGTTATTTAAGTAGACTTCTGATTCTAAAGGAAAAGAATACTCTTTAGATTCTTTCTTAGAGAATCCTATTATCTTATCTCCTATAGATACTACAGTAAGAGGTTTACCATTAATTATGATATTATCTCCTTTAGATAATCTATCTATAGAAGCTATAGAAGGATAGAAGTTACTCCTTATAAAGTTAACTATAGATAGAGATTCTTTCTTAGTAAACTTTCTAGGATTTAAAGTTACCGGTATTAAACTACCATTAGCAGAAGGAATCAAAGCATATAACTTACCTTTAGTTAAAGGCCCATAACTTTTACCTTCATAGTTCACCATCCCTTCACTTTCACTAGTAGGGATAGCTAATATAGGAGTATCAGTTAAAGATCTTACAGAGTTCCTTGCAGGCACTAATTTACCATCTTCAAGTACTTTAGAGTTAAGTATAAATCCTCTAGTCTTTTCTCTTACTTTAGTTGTTAATACAGCATCAGGATTATTAAATAGATAACTCCTTACTTCCATAGTATCTAAGTCCTCTATAGAGTTACCCGTAGGTCTAAAGTTTTTTAAATTACCTATTATCTTACCATTACTTCTTATCTTTATATGGATAGTTTCAGGAGTATTTCCTTTACCTTCTTGCATATACTTAGAGTCTTTATCTACATAAAGCTCTACATCTGAACCTGCATTAAATAAAGGAGAATTAAGATAACCAAAATCAAATTCCTCTTCTTGACCAGTAGTTATAGGTTTACCTATTTCATTATAGATAACTTTGTTATTAGATTCTTTGAACTCTCTAGAAGTAGAGGCTAATCCAGGTTCAGGAGTAACTTCATATACTTTATCTTCTATAGATTCTTCACTTACTTGAGATTCTTCAGCTTCTTCTAAAGGAAGATATTGATCTCTGTAATTATCAAATACTCCGTTAACTATAGATTCTTCTACTTGTTTAGTTTCCTCTGATTTAACTTCTTCTCTTTCCTTATTTATAATACTCTCATTAAGCATAGAAGTGATATCCTCTATCTCTTCTGGAGTATACCCGGCTTCTTCTAATATAGGATCTATATCCTTAACAACTTCCTTAGCTTTTTCTATAGGAGATTCTTCTATTTTAGTTTTAGCCTCTTCTATAACCTCTTCAGTTTCTACTCTTTTCTCTTTAAGATCTTCTTTCATAATCCTCTCTTGAGATTTTTGAGGATCTTTAATAAGATCATTATAAGAGTCTATAGATTCTTGAGCTTCATATTGATACTTTAATTCTTGAGATATCAAAGGTTGCACAAGACTATCCACAACAGGATTAGAATATTTAGATATATCTTCTAATGTTCTCTTTATTCCCTCCTTACCATCTTCTATAGTATAGGGTAATTGAGTTTCTATCTGAGATTCTAACTCTTTTAATTTAGTTTTAGCAAACTCTAACTTCTTACCTTCTGATTTATTTATAGCCTTCTCTAGTATCTTCTTCTTATTATATAGAAGATTTAAATTAGGAGATATAGAAGTATCTAAGATATTATCTTGATATATCTGATTTATATCCTTAGAGATTTTACCCGCAGTATTCTGATATACTCTTTGGTTAACAAGATTATCTATAAGCTTATCTTTAAACTCTCTAGGATATTGATAAGACTCTACCCTATTAACTATCTTTTCTACATATTTAGCTTGCTTCTTATACTCTTCAAGATTAGTAGTATCTCCTACTGCTTCTGCTGCTAAATCTAAATTATCTAAGAATTGACTAAATGTACCAGCTTTAGCATTCATAGCAGCTAATACATTTAACTTCTGTTCTTGAGCTACAGTAAATCCTATAGAGTCCCCTAGTTTAGCTGCTTCTGCTTCTTTCTTATTATATTCACCTATATCTTTAAATACTTTAGTAATCTCTTCTGAGTTCTTTCCTGTTAATTCTTTTACTAGATTTTGTTGCTTAGTGTACTCTTCCTTTTGACCTTTAATTGCTAAAGATCCAAATAGTCCTCCTCCTAAAGCTCCCATTAAACCTTCTGTAAGACCTTGATCAGAGAAAGCATAATTAACTAATCTAGATAGAACATTTCCTTCTTTTACTTCTTTACCTAATCTAATATCTCTTTTTCTCTCTTGTTCTGATTGAATAAATCCTAATCCTACTTCTTCTAAGTATTCAGATCCCATTTGCTTACCTAGTTCTCCAGCTATAGAAAACTTACTTGAATCTATTCCTTTTAAAGATCTTGAAGAGATAGGTAATTTACCTAATGATTTAAATAGACTCATCATAGCAGGTAACTCAAATAGAGTATTTACTTTACCTTGCCAAACTATAGAGCTAGCCTCTTCTGAAGCTAATTCTTTTGCTTGTTGTTCAGAATATACAGGATTTCCATATTCATCTTTAGTATTAAGATATTGCTTTACAGATTCTCTATAATGGTCTCCAGCAGTTTGCATAGTCTCTGCATAGTTTAATCCTACAGCAGCTGCAATAGTAGAACCATATTTCTGAATATCTCCTGAAGCTTTTAGTAGCTTTAATGCAGCTCCTGCACCTCTACCTACTGCATATCCGGGAATTAAATATCCTAAAGATTCTACTATAGAGTCTCCACTTCTAAACCACCATTCAGCTTCTAAAGGTTTAAATCCAGAATCAGCTATACTTCTTGAATATTCCGGCATTACCTCATCTAACCAGCTTTTACCTTGTCTTGATATCTCAGATAACTTATTATCATAATCATCTGTAATACCTAACATCTCAGGTATATCTGCTAAGTATCCTACAGTTTCAGGTACAGTTATTAAAGCTTTACCTACTCCTCTTACTAGCATATTAGCAAAGGAATCCCAATTAGTTTGTTTCCTAGCTCTAATTTTATTTAAAGCTCCTTGTTCATCTCCATAAGTAGGAAGTATTCCTTTATCATATTGAGAATCACCCATAGTAGTAGGAGACAAATAAGTACCTACTACTTTAGGAGCTTCTTTACCAGATAATTTGGCTATTTCTTTAAGGATATCATTTGGCATATTATCTATCTTTACTTTGAGCTATTCCTATAATTGTGCTATTCAAATCTTCTTGAGTAGAAGTTACTGTTAATCCTCCATCTTTTATAGTATAAGTACCATCTTCATTGTACATTATTTTAACTTCAGGCATACCTAGATCTTTTAAATTCTGAGGTAATCTAGATCTTCTAGATTTAGTAGCTTGATTAGACAGATAAGATTGTAATCCTTCAGGACTATTTACTTCATCAGCAGCCATAGAAGCTACTACATCTATATCTCCAAATCTCACTCTTAAAGGTCTAGAGAATGACTTATCTCCAGTTCTGTCTACAAAAGGATTATCTATGTCATATCTTCCTACTACATCCATTTCTCTTAAGATATCCTTAACTGTTTTACCTTTAACATCTCCTAGTGATTTTCTTATATCACTATTAGTAAGTAACTCTTTTCCAGTAAAGGTTTTATCTAAAGTAGGAACATAGAATTTTCTACTTAAGAAGTTTCTTTCTAAATATCCTTGAGCTTCATTAGCCTCTTTATTAGTAGTAATAGGAATACTTCTTACTGAAACAGGTTTATCTTTAACACTCTTTAAGTACTCAGAAATATTATAAGCTGTTTCATTATCATTATCTCCTTTAAAGAATTCAGATAAAGTATCCCAAGCTTCTTGACCTACATCTTCTTTTAGTACTTTAGGATCTGTATAATCTCTTCCCGGATCCCAATAAAATGTTCCAGGTAACAATCCTGTACCTGGTCTAAACTTAATTCCTCTTTCTGCTTTAGATACTTTAGGTACATAGATATTTTCATATTCAGTATCTTCATATCCTCCTTCCATACTAAATTTATTAGTACCAAATCCTTCCAGCATATTTTCAGGAGTAAACCTCATATCTTGATCTGTAGTTACATTTCTCCTCCTTAATATTCTAGAAGAAGAACTAGCTGCTTCATTTATAGCTGCATCTATATATCTATCAGGATCTATACCTTGAACTTGTGCAGAGAAAGCTAAAGATTCTCTAAGCTTAGGATCATTACTCAATATATTTACTCCTATTTCTCTTAGTCTATCTTCAGGTAACTCTTCTATCTTTTGTGAATTCTTAATCCACCTTAATCCATCAGGAGTTTGAAACCAAGGAGAAGTAGAAGCTATTTCAGTAGGTTTCATATCCTTAAGATATTCATGCACTACTTTTAAAGGATCTACAAATCCGGGAACAGTAGATTTAGAGTAGACTTGTGAAAATAGTTCTCTTTGAGGATCTATTCCTTGGTATTGTCTAAATCTCATATTCTTAGCTAATTCCTTTTCATAAGAAGGTCTATCAGATTTATCTATCTGCTCTATATCACTAAAATAATTTTGATAGCTTTGTAAAGCAGATCCTAAGTAACCTGAAGTAATATCATCCATATAAGCTCTTGCTGCTCTTCTAATAAACGGAGAAGCTTGTGAATAATCACCTTGATCTGCAAATTTAGATATCTCATCTCTGTATCCTTTTAATCTTTGTTTTACTAAAGGCTCATCTTGAGGAAGTACTTTTATATTAGCCCATAAATCTTCTAACTGATCCATTTCAGCTAGATTCTTTTCATGCTTACCTTGTCTATAATCTAATCCTCTAGATAACTCATCTAAAGGTAAAGGAGCATATTGAGGTATATATTCAGCACCAAAATATTGGTCAAATTGGTTAATTGCCATTATTCAAATAAGTATTGGTAAGACTTAGGTATTTTTAATCCTTTTAAATAGTTAGCTCTTACTTGAGGATCTCCTTTAGCTAAAGTAGCTGCTAGAGCTAATTTATCTCTATCTCTAAGTAAGTCCTCATATCCTTGAGATTGAGCTATTTTAGAGATGTCTCCAAAAGCTTGTCTCCTTATATTCCTTGTATTAGCATTAGTCATTAATCTATTTTCATCTTCTAACCTAGCTTGATTAAGGTTATTACTCCTTATTCCAAGTAAAGTATTTACTTTATTAGATTTTAGATTAGCTTTTAGTTGAGCTTCTTGTGAAGCAAGATCTCCTGTACTATTTAGATAATTAGAGAATAAACTAGATGCTACAGCTCCATAAGCAGGAGAACTTAGAGATTGTGCTCCTTTTAAAGCAGTAAATAATCCTTCTCTATTTCTAGATATACCAGATCTTGTCATTAACTCAGCTTCTCTATCTCCGGGTAACATAGAAGCTATAGATTCATCTATTCTCCTTTGAGGAACATATTCCCTTTCACCATAAGTACTTAGACCTTGAAGTAAAGGACTTATATAAGGTAAAGTAGAGCCAATCATATCTAAAGTAGAAGATTCTCCTTTATCTTTAGAGACCATAGTTGAGTTACCTATAGGAGGAATAGAAGTATTACCCTTATTTATAGATAATCTAGGCAACTTAGATTGTAGTACTTGAGGATTCTCTATTCCAATATTAGGATCCATAGTACTTAGTGCATCTTCTAATCCCCAATAATTAGGAGCTTTAGTTAATTCAACAGGTCCTCCATATTGATATACTCCTTTAGAAGGAATAACCTTAGAAGATTCTTGCTCTTGAAATAGAGTATCTAGTTGCTTATTTATTCTCTTAGCTGTATTCTTTCCGAGTAACCCCTTCTTCTCTGCATTACCTTTATCCTTTTCTAACTTCTTAGCTACTTCAGCATAGGACTTACCATTAGATAATTTAAGCTTATCAGAGAATATCCTTGTTCCTTCAGGTAATTGAGTATCTATTCCTCCTTCTGAATGGGTATTACCTACAGCTTCAAATCCATTAGAAGATAGAGAATTCATATATCCTCCTTCTGCATACATAGGATACATATAAGGCAATTGGATAACTTCCTTGTGCTCTACTTCAGCATTAGGTTGAATACCTCCCATTTCATGTTTCCATTTAGAAGCATTCTTAGCAAAATTAGCTTTCTTAACCACAGCAGTAGAGTAGTCCTCCTTATTGGATAGCACTTTAGATGCAAACTCTTGAACTCCCATTCCCCTCTCTTTAGCAGCTTTAGTGAAAGTACCTCTCTTTGAAGGTTTAATGTATATACCTCCTTTATCATATTGAGGAATATCTCCTCCATACATCATATAATAAGGGGATTCAAAATCATTAAGATTATTAAATCTCATAGTATCATTTACTTTCTTTTCTTGAAGTAGTTGTTGCTCAACTAATCTTTTAGATTCTAGGTCTCTTTTCTGATTAATAGATCCTAATACAGCCCCGGTTAATAACCCAGTTCCTCCTCCTATAGCAGCTCCTAAAGGGCCTCCTAAGTTAAGTCCTAATTGAGTTCCGGTAACTCCATATTCTAACATAGGATTAACTATTCCTCCTATATCGTATTTATAATTTTTTTTGTTATGCTTCATAACTTTATTTGTTATGTTAATACAAAGGTACTAATTACCTAGGAGATATTCTACGGTATTCAGAATTAGCATCTAAAAGCACAAACTTATTCTGATTAGTATTATCATAGAATAACCTACATATTAAGTATCTATCTTGAAACTTCTTTCTAAGATACCATCTTCTATTAGGGTCTACAGAGTTAGGTTGGAACTCTTCATCTATAAAGAATATAGGAGATATAGAGATATCCCTATACTTATTAAAGTTCCATTGATTCTCTGCTCTTCTTATTGAATCTAAGTTAACAAGTTGTACTTCTCCTGAACATTGATTAGAGTTATATACTATAGCCTTATAGAAAGTATCTAGTGTTATCTCTGCTCCTCCTTGATCTGATCTTGTAACCCAAGTAATAGATCCATAAGTCTTTTGATCTAAGTTATCATTACTAACTATATCTACTACAGAATCATAAGTATCTCCATAGAAGTTACAATAGGTATTCTCAAAGTTATGCCTATATATCTGATTATAGATAGAGCTATAACAAAAACTATTATCATTGTACATGAATAAAGGTTTAAAGTCATAGAAGCTTCCCCAAAACTTATATTCAGGATAGTAACTTAAAGTAAAAGATAGATCTTTAAAGAACTCTTTATCCGTTAAACTTACTTGAGTAAGTACTTGAGAGAAAGGTCCTAAAGTATCTGTTATAATCTGTCTAAAAGTATCTACAAATCTAGTTTGGATAAACTCTACTTTATAGAACTTATTATTTCCATATAGTAAATCATTAGGAGCATAAGTACCAAAAGGAGCAGTAAAGTCAGCAACCTTAACTACTTTTAAAGGTTCATAATCTCTTTTGCAAAAGAGTATTCTCTTATACTTTTGATCATAAAAAGAACTAGTACCTATTCCATAAGGATTATTAGGATTATCTGTATTAGTATAATCAAATCCATAAGACTTCATTATCTTAGGTAATGTAAGATCCAGATTATCCTTAAAGAAGTTAAGCATACCGTAGTTAATAGTCTCTAATCCTTCTGAAAGAAGTAAAGGAGTTCCGGATAAAATATCTAAGAAGAAGTACCCATAAGGAGTTACTATAGAACTCCATTGAGATTGAGTACCTCCATATCCTTCTTTAGTCTGAATAAGATCTTTAGGTTCAAGAGAGAATATATCTCCAGTTCCTAAAGTGGCTGATATAGAATCGGTTTTAATATCTTCTGTTCCTATAGTTCTCCTTAAAGCTCTCTTATGATGGATAAGCATAACATTATTAAAAGTCTCTAATCTCCATATAGCTCCTTTATCTCTAGGGACATCTTTATAATTTAAACTTAAGAAGGTTCTAAAGTTATCCGTTAGACTTTCTTGATTATCTTTTTCTGATCTTATTATTCTGCAAGAATAGTCTTCTATACTAGATTCTAGGGATTTGGATTTAGGAAATACCGGATTAAGATAATTACCTAAAGAGTAATCTCTATTAACAGTAAACTTCTCCTCAGCCCAAGGTCTTAATCCTAAGACTTGAGTAGTAGTTTGCTTAGGATAGTAGAAATCTTCTTCATTAGTTGTAGTTAAATCTGGTCCATCTTGCCTATATCCATGATTAAAGAAGGATTTAATATTGCAGAAGTTAAGTCCCTTTAAATGAGAATTAGCTCCGGTATTATATCTTCCTGTACTTCTGAATCCATAAGATCCATAGAAAGTATCTCCTCCATAAATATCAATAGATGAAGTTGCATCTAAATCTGATATAAGTGTTCCTGTAAAGGAAAGTAGTTGTTGATCAAATTGATTATAGATATCTTGCTTATATGCACATACATTAGTTATATAACCAGGAACATCTAAACTAGCATCAGGTAAACTATTAGCACTAGTAATAGCACTTAAAGGTAAATTAGTAGGAGTAAACTCATATAGAGATACTCTTTGGCCTAGAGTATTATCATATCCAAATGAGAAACCTGTAATAGGATTAGTAGCATTATTATGAGGAATAAGTGCAGATGCTTTTATTGTCCTTATATAGTCCGATAAAACAACTTGATTATTGGTAATTAGTCCTTTATTATAGTTTGCAAATCTCTCTACTGGCGCACCTGAAATAGTGAAATTATTGATATCCAAAGTACCTGTTCTCTTGAATTCATTTTTCATGAATACAGCTAATGGACTTCTTTGAGTATCTACTTGGATATCAAAGCTGGATAAAGTAAATCCGTTATCTACAAAAGTATGAGTTGCAGAAAAGTTAATCTTCCTATTAATATCAGAAGACCATTTATTGAATCCACCTGAAGTATTCTTTATAAAGATAGGATTACCTTGACCTAGTACTAGGGAATTAGATGCACTTCTTTGAGCATAAAATATTCCATAAGCTTGCACATCTTGCTTAATTTCATCAGGTATATAGATATCATTTAACTTAATTCCCAACACACTCCCCGTAGCTGTATTAGGACCAGTCTGTGCATAATATACTTTATCTCTATATGTGTTAGCAGGATTAGGAAACCTATGATGCCTAACATTTGTATTTCTTAAAGATCCTATTTGACCAGAAGAGTTGAATATATCCCAATCTTCATTATCCGGATATAACTCATTTTCATTCTGCCAAAATCCCATTCTACCTGATCCTCCTGTTGAGGTATTATATACTTGATAGAACTTAGATTGAATACTTCCTGAAATATAGTTGCCTCCATCTAAATAACTCTTTACAGAAGGGTTTCCATAGTTACCTCCGGGTAATTGTTCATTAGCTATAACTTGAGCTACTGTATCAGTTTCATTAGAGATATTCCCTAATCCGTGCATAGATTGATCTATAATAGATGCTTCTCTACCTGGAATATGGTAAGCTTTAGACCAACTTCCATCTTTTAAAAAGAAAGCTAGATATAAAGCATATACTTCATCATCCATAAATCCTAATTGATCATAGATAACTACTTCATCTTTATCTGTATTAGCTACTTGAGTATTATCTTCTCTAAATACTTGAAGAGGTACAAACTTTGTTACATAGTTTACTTTAATGTTATTAGCATATTTCTGATAACCTAAATCCTTTTGGCCAGTTAAATTAGCTATATAGAGTTGTGAATTATATTGGGTTATATCTTTACCGGTTCTATAAGTAGGTCTATCTACTAATATATCATCTATACTTCCTATAGTAACTGTTTCATTACCTGTGAAAGTAAATCTTACTGATCCGTTATTTACAGGAAAATCTGTATAACTTACTGATGGGGTTTGATTTATAACAGTTATAACAGCTACTCTTATAGTTTGATAAGAGCTATCTAATCCGTTTATTTCTACAGTAAAAGATTTAGTTGTAGTAGTATTAGCAGATACTCCATCATAAATAGAGTAAGCTGCATTTTGACTAGCTGTACCTTTACTTTTATTAGTTACAGTTATTTGACCGGATACATTTAGAAAGTTAGTAACATTATTATTAGCATCTAAATAAGCATAACTTACATAATATACTCCTGATTTTAAACTTCCTCCTACATCATTAACAGATACAAGATTTATTGTACCGGCTTGAAAACTAGGAAATAACCTAAGTGCATCTAAATCAGTTATAGTATTGTTAATAGTGTTAACTGCATTATTCAGAGTAACTAGATTAAGGTATCTTATAGAATTAAGATTATCTGTAAAGTAGATAATCTCTTCTCCTCTTATATTTACTTTAAAAGTACCGGTTACTTGATTAGTTAGTTGAAAGTTAAGTAGGGAGTCCCTAATAAGTACAGAATAAGATTGCTTATCTACTATACCTATTTCACTAGTAGGACCAGCATTATCATAGATACTTCTTGAAAAAATAACTGCTCTTTCTGCATCTAGTACTATTTTACCTATAGGTACGAAATCCTCATTAAGTATGTTATTTAAGAACATACCTTCTTCTACAGTTATAGATCCCAAAGTCTTATTATGATTCCAGTTAATCATATAACTAGTAGTACCTTCAGGTTGATTTTCTGAAGTAGTATCTTTATAAAGTCCCTTTTTCATCTACTGTACCAACTTCTGTAAGTGTAATTCCTACTTAATGTTTCTTCAGTTCCAAGCTCTCTAAAGAAGTTTTTATCCGTATTTAATTGAGGTATAAGCCTAACCCACCTATCTTTGATATTCTCCATCTGTTGAATAGAAGGAATATTAGCTTTAGCTCTTGCTTGAGAACAATACTTTAACCATCTATCTTCTGCATCTTTATAATTAAATACAGGATCATTAAATCCTGCACCTATCATCTTCATCCTACAGAACCAATATAGTGCTTCTTTGAATTGCACATAATCAGGTACTTCAGGATATCCATCTTCATCAGTTACAAATCCTCTATAAAATATACATATTTCTCCTTCTTCAAAAGAAGTCTTTATCCAATTATTATCTATATAGTAAACTTCATCTGAGAACCTCCCATCAAATCCTATTTGTAAAGGTTGAAAGTTATTCTCAACATCTGTAGGAACTGCATTAGGATTAGTTACCCAAATAAAATGAGGAGTTAAAGTAGCACTAGATTGAGGAGTAGATATGCAATCAGAGCAATGGAGACCAAAGGGATAACTTTGACTTCCATATCTTAAAGGATATCCTTTATAGCTTACTTGCTCAATAAGATAAAGATCACAAGGTAACATAGCCTTATGACCTTCTATATCTATTTTAGCTGTCTTTAAAGTATATTGAGGAACAGATCCTACAAACTCTAAAGCTTCTCCTATCCACTCAAAAGCATCTACTATAAAGTTATCATTCTGAGGGTTAACATCTCTGAGTATCTTAGAGATAATATATTTACTGGATATAGTTTTGTAAATCATTAGTCTTTATTGATTTGCATATAACTTTTATAAAGAAGAGGATCTTGCTTATTAGCCTCTATGAGCTTCTTTATATTTCCATTTACTCCTTTAGTAGGTTTAAACTTATAGAAGCTCTTATTAACAAATAATCCTTTCATGAAGTAAAACTTTATAGAATAAGCATCTGTATAGTAAACCATCTGCTTAATTCCTTGCTTATAGTTCTTCATAGTTTCATGCCAGTTAACTATATTCTTATTAAAGTTTCTATATATAGCAGCTGCACATAGTTTACCCATACCTTTAGGTAATACAAGTACTCTACCTTTGAATATAATCTCTTTGATTACAGCTTTATTAAAGTATACTATAACCTTATTATAGTCTTCTAAAGAGTAAGTACCTCCTTTACTTTTATAGAACTTATAAGCTTCTAAAGTATTACCGGATCTTTCTATATTTTTCATGTCCTTATAGTTTTATCATCTACCATATTATTAGTAGTATCATTGATTCCTAGTCTAAGATCTTTAGATACTATTTCTGTTATTATACTTTGAATCATATCTGTTCCTATAGGAAAAGTACTATTATCAGTATAACAAGGTTCTCCATCACATATAAAGGGTCTAACATCTCTAGGATCATAGAATACTCCTCTAACATTAATTTTATCTAGTAGAGGATTACCGGAGATAACATAGAGTCTATTATTCAATAGATAAGCTCTATTTCCCTTATTAGTAAACTTATTGAACTTAGCCCATCTAGCATCATAAGGTCTTATAATCTTAAAGCTAGTAGTCTTATCTATAGATCCTACATAAGTTATAGCATCTTTATAGTTAAATCTTAAAGTAGTAGGGATAATATCTATTGTTCTTTTTACTGAACATCCTAATTCTACTTCACAACATTCTGCTGCATCTACATCTTCTAAGTCTAAGCATCCTAAATCTTGCTCTACTTGATTAGAAATAAAGGAGTTTTTTTCTACATCTCTCCTAATATAAAAAGCTCTATATTCAAGTATCTTAAATACAATATATTGCCTATCAGGTAATCCATTAGAGCTTCTTCTACCTCCTTCCCAAGTAGTAAGTATATCATCAACTATTTGCTTAAGAGTTGCCATTTTTTAGTGATCTAAGTAAAGTTATTACAATTAGTAAAAGAACGAAGTAAAATAGTAACTCTACCCAACTTATTCCTTTTCTTCCTTTAGTAGCTTTATGTTCTACTATAGTTACTGTATCTATTAAATGGATGGTATCCCTTTCTATAACAGTAAAAGGTTTCTCTATAATCTTAGTTTGTAAACCTTCTCTTTTTACTATTGTTCTAATGGATTCAAACTTAAAAGTATCCATCTTTATTACTGTATCTATGCCTTCTGCTATTAATATAGTATCAGTAAATTGATGCACTTTATTGATAACTACTTCTTTAGTAGTTCTAATAGAGGGATCTTTAGCTAAAGCTTTCTTTAAATGATAATCAGCAGAACAACTAGTTAATAGAAGTATTGCTATCAGGTACACTATTTTTATATTCTTCATCTTAATTACCACACTAAGTTTTTTATTCTCCAAGCATCAGCTACCTTATCTTTTGCATAAGGCTTACCTTCTCCATAGTACATAGGACATATATCTATATGCACAAAAGTACTTCCAAGTCTTGAGTATTGTTTCCAACCTACTCTTACATCATAAGAATGTTTAGAGGCTAAATCCAAGATAATCTTAGCAAACTCTTCACTTTCTTTTCTAGTATAAGTATCTATATCTGCTGCCATTCCAACAGTATGAGGAGAGTTAGTAGCAGCTCCTTTATTAGTCTTTTTTAGATCTTCCTGATAATCTTTGGTTCTATATCCAGAGTTTATCTTAACAGGTCTTTTAATAGTAGCTCTAAATAGCTCTAAAAAATGTATAAGAGGTTCTGCTATTACTAGTTCTCCATTGCAGTCAAATTCTGATACACTAAAATTATCAGATAGTTTAGTAGAGTCTAACTTATTTACCTTTTGGTAGTCCTTTAGACTTATTACTTGTCCGCTTCTTAATATTACTTCCATATCTAAATCCTATTTTATTATTTTCATTAAGTAGTTCTAGTACTTCTTTATGAAGATCTTCTGAAAAGTTTATAGTTCCTCTATCTATTAATAGATCATAATAGTCTTTACCATTATATTCTATAAGAGGAAATAGTATAACTAGTTTATTATACTCCTTTTTAGAGCACTTTAAGTTTATGTATCCTTTGCAAAAAGGAATAGTATATTCTTTTGTGAACATATTACAAAGTTAAAGATTAACTTTAAACTTTGCTACTTCTCCTTTATTAGTAGAGAATATAGAAGCTTCTGCACTTTTAGGTATTCCTATATATCCGGAATCATGATGCCATTGATCTAATTCAGATATAGATCTTAAGAAGTTTACTTCACATCCAACATAATCTTTAGATCTTAAGAACTTATATTCTTGCTTATGATGGATATCTCCAAGATACCAAAATCTGTGGGAAGAGGATGCCCATAAAGCTTTCTGTTCTTCTGCCATAACTAAAGGTAACTTATCTATCATTTTCTTCTCTATAGATCCATGTGCAAATCCTATTAAAATATCATTATAGCTAAAGTATTTCCTCTTAGTATAAGTACTATCTATTTGTACTCTATCATCAAACTCATAGATAAACTCTAAGCATTTACCTAAGTAAAAGCAAGTATCTTCATCATGATTACCTTGGATAATAGGGATATAGATATTAGTAGATAACTTAGCAAGATCTATGCACTTCCTTATAGCAGTTAATCCTAGATCAAAAGCTATATGGGGTTTAACTGAGTTATCTTGTGGAGTACCTTTTTTAGTTAAAGAAGATAATCCATTAGAGTTAAAGAAATCTGATCCCACAGGAAATACTATAGTCTCAGGATTATACCATAAAGTAGAGTTAAGTAGATTATTAAAGCTTTCTATAAAGCTGTTTAAGTTATCTTCTATAGAGTTAGAAGAAGTAAAAGCCAACTTATCTATGTGTGCATCATAGATATTTATAACAGCTATATTAGAAGTTGGATGATAGAAAGCTTTAGATTTAGGAGCTTGATATTTTTTTAGATGATCTTCAAAGTTAAACTCTTTAGTTACGTTACCTTTAACTTTAATCTGAGTATTTGTAGCAGTAACAGGTTTACCATTTTTAAAGGAAGTTACTGTCCACTCATTTACTGTAATATCTCTAGGGGAGATATTGTAATCTTTAATTATTGAGTTTAAGTTAGAAGATCTTTCATCTCTTAGTTCTCTGTATCTCCTTATAGTTCTTGAGTTGATCTTTACTCCTCTTTCTTCAAGTATCTTTTTAGATAAAGTAATACTTCCTGATTCTGGATACTTATCTAAGTATTCCAATACGATAGCTTTCTTCATATAGATAATTTAAGGTTTGAGATTGTTGATTCCCTCAGCAATCCAAAATCCAAATTTAACTAAAGCTATGATAAATCCAATAATAAAAGTTATTGCACTAACATAACCTAGCCAATACATCTTCTTCTTATTAAACTTATCTACAAAGCTCTCAAGCAATATAATTCTATCTATAAGACCTTTATCCTTAGTAAGTTTATTACCGGTAAGAGCATCACTTAACTCATCTATAGATGAAGTAAGTTTATGTACTTTATCTTCTAAAGAAGCTAGTTTATCCTCTATGTTCATCTTATTACTTTTTGGATATAGGCTATTACTTTACAAAATTGATCTTCTGATAAGCAATTAGTCTCAAAATTAGGACTATTCTCATCAGGCTCATATTCAAATATAGCTTCTAAGAAAACCATAGAGAATATAAGCTCTATATTAGGATACTTTCTAGATTTACCATTAGATAGATCTGTAGTATAAGTAGCCCATTTAGTAGCTAGTTTATCTTGAGCATAAACTATATAGTTCTCTATCTCTTGCTTAGTCATTAGCTTAATGTATAATAAAGTACAACTAAAGCTCTACCTCCACTTGTTATTTTAGAAGTAGTAACTCTTAGATTATCTCCTACATTAAATATAGCAGTTGCTCCGGATAATACTATAGAATAATCTGTTCCAAAAGGAGTACTTGCAGGTATATTCTGAGTACCTCCTGTTATGGCAGATCCTCCATTAGTAATAGTTATAGTACCTTGATCTGTTGCTGCTAAATCTCCGGTAACTCTTATATAAGCAGAAGTTAAAGTAAGTCCATGAATCATATCAAAGGAAATAGTTCCCTTTTCTCCAGATTCAAAAGATACCCAAAATTCAAATTGTCCATTTATAACTCTAGTATCATTACCTTCCATTATAGTGCCTCCCGAAGTACCTAGATTAAGGTTATAACCGGTATTCTTAGCTACAGATACTACTTGCTTAGATCCATTTAGTTCTAAAGCATAGTTAGCAGTTAAAGCAGATAAAGTTATAGGAGTTGCATTAGAAAATGTCCATTGAACTGAAGTAGTCTTATTAGAGTTTAGTAACCAATGAGCTAACTTCTGAGAAGTAGTCAAAGGAGTCATATAAGTAGTATTATCTGAACCAGTTTCAGCTTGAGCTTGAGTAGCTTTAGAAGGAGATAATCCTTGTCCAGACATTAGAGAAGTTTTCCAAGTAGATCCATCATAAGTTGCTAGTATAGAAAGATCTCCGGATAAAGCTTCTTGTTCTGTTAAGCTTAATCCTAATATAGTAAAGTTATTAGAGTTAAGAGTAAGAGTAGCATTATAGATAATAAGAAATTGGTCTCCTTCTACTTCACTTGTAGAGTCTATTGTAGTACTTCCTAATAGAGTACCATTTCCTGTTATTAAGAGTGCTTGCTTATCTACTTTAGGATTTAGAGTTTTAGTATCTCCGCCTAGAACTGCACTATATGTACCTACTCCTTTGTAACCTGTATAGAAATCAGTAAAGTCTTTTAAAAAGACTAAATCGAAATCTGTACCATTACCTTTAACCATTATAAGTTGATCAGATAAAGCTAACTCTTGAGTTAAAACTGTACCAAAGAAGTTAACAGAATATCCTTGATAAGTAGCCCTAGCTTTATACCAGATAAAGAATACTTTACCATTAGTAGCAGCACTACCTGTATTTACAGAATAGTTACCGGTACTTAAAGTAGCAGTACCTTTAAAAACATAATAGCTAATATTGTTATCTACATCTAAAGTAAGAGAAGTATTATTAGCTATTGTATACTCTTCAGTTTGAAATATTGCACTCATTAAGATTTATTCATAAAGTTAACAGTAGAAAGTACTAAATCTACCTTATTAGCTGCATCAGCAGTATTATTATATCCTTCAAGAAGGAAAGTTAAAGTATTACTATCTAAACTAGGTACAGTAACATCTAAGTATTGAATCTTAGGATAAGTAGCAAAACTTGTAAGTACAGTAGCCATACATCTTACAGAAGTAGAAGAAGCTCTTACTAAAGAAAGAGTAAGCCTAAGATATTCATTAGAAGAAGCAGTATAAGCTACAGCTGCTACTCCTCCTATGTTAAATCTTATTTGTCTTCCATTACTTCCTCCACTAGATTGCATCCAGAACATAGCATCTACTTGATATCCATCTCCATCTTGAGCTAATAAACCAGTAGTAGAATTAGAGTTAAGAAGATAGCTTCCAAGAGTCTCCCAAGTCATAGTAGTTCCAGTACTTACTGTAGCTACAGTTGCATATACTGTTGCAAATCCATTAAGACCTGAAGGTCCAGTACTTCCTGTAGAGCCAGTAGCACCTGTATCTCCTTTGGGAGTAGTTACTAAAGGTAAACAATCATAACAATTATTACAGCCCATCTCTTAACAACATTTATTTATATCACACATTCTTTGAAGCTTAGTAAGCATAGTATTAGCTTCAGATAAGTTACCTCCTGCTACTCCAAACATAATAGCTTTTAGCATACTCCATTGAGTAAGTAATTCACTAGTATCCTTTTTGCAATTACAGCTATCATCTATAAAATTAGCAAACTTCTTAAATACACAGCATTTAACTGAGTAGTAGCTTAAGAAGTGTTGATCATTAGTATAGGTTACTCCTCCAGATACTACAGTATATACTATTCGGTAAATTCCATCAGGTAAAGTCACACTAGATATACCTAAATCACTTAGTGAAAAGCTATAAAGTAGAAACTCTTCTGAAGTAGCAGCTTGCACTGTAGAAGTAACAGTTTGAGTAATAGCAGGAGTAGTACTATCCGGTAAATAAATAGCTATAGTAGCTGAGGAGATTCCTGCTCTTGTAGCATTAGGTACTCCCCAGCCATTAGGATTTGTAGTAGCATTATATGTACCAGTAACATCATATACCTTAAGTACATTACCACTTATTAGATTCTCGCTATTTACTAAGCTTAAACTCATTTTTTAAATTTAGATAAGAAGTCTTTAAAGAAGTCTAAAGCTATTTTAAAAGCTTCGTCTGAAAACCCTAGTAAAACTACTAATCCTATTCCTGCTATAATAGCTAGATGGGTATCATTTACATCACTTTTTAATTCAAAGAAGTGTTCAGCTACATATAGAAAGCTAGATAATACTATTAATAATATCCCCACTCCATTTGTCCAAGGACTATTCTTTGTGTTATTTACCGGATTCATAATTACAAATTTAATAAATGTTTATAAACTATTTTACCTTAATCTTCTATGATCTAGATCCACATTAAGAACTATATTAGAAGTAACACTAAAGTTATTAGAACTAAATATCTTTATTTTACCTCCATTACTAGCAAAAGTTGTTCTTGCAAAAGAAGCAGGTAAAGAATAAGTTATTGATCTATCTACTCCAGAAGATCTAAAATAGAATGTTTCTCTGTAAAGTTGTGCAGCCCCCCCACCTATTTCTATCCATACATCTATTTCTTGATTAACAGTAGTAGCTTGTGCTTTAAAATAAAGTAATAGATCAATCCACATTCCACTATCTAAACTAATAGCTGTATCACTAAATCTAAAGAATCTTTGAACTCCTAGAGGTTTTTCCAGATCATATACTGAAGTTTTTAAGCTGTCTAAATTGAGAGTATATATTATTCCACCTGTGTAATTTCTAGGAGTAGCCAAAGTAACAGAAGTATCTATATAACTTATACCTCCTGTGCTGCTATCTACATAAGATTTAGCTATACCTCTAATATAAGAAGGAGGAACTACTTTTAATTGTCCAGTAACTCCATCTCTTACATAAATACTATCAGTACCATTGCTACTTACTGGAGCATTAGAAGTATATAGGTTTCTTGTGTAAATAGAACTATCTACTATAACATTTTGTTTAGCACTAATATTACCATTATCAAATGTAAATCTTTGAGATAAAGAAACTGGTCTAGTACTTGAACTCCCCCACCAATGGTTATTTAAGCTATCTGAGAAATAAGTAACTAGATGAGAAGCAAGACCACTTCTTACTTTTCTAAATTGCAAGTTAGTACCCCTGTTATTAGCAGAACTAAATGCTTCAGCTGAAGTTAGTAGTATCTCAAAGTTATCTACGTAACCTCCTTCATATCCTCCCATAGAATAGGAACCTAAAGTTCTATTTGCATTAGTTGCAGTAGGCGCACTTAAAGTACCTTCAGCCTGTCTAATCCTGAAAGATCCGGCAGAAGTATTTACTCTGCTATAAGCTAAGTTACCTCCTATACCGCTAAATCTTTCGTTGTTAGCTGTACTTCTAAGGTCAAAAGCTCTACCAGCTTCAGCTTCAGGAGTATTTACTGATAAAGTTCCTGATACTATTTTAACAGTACTGTTTAATCTAATAGTATCAATATTATCTTCTACATTAAGTACAGTATTATCAATATCAAGATTAAAATACCTATTATTCAGAGTATCTAGTAGTGAAATACTATCTGCTCTTAGTACTTGTTGATAATAAGTTTGAGGCATAGTTTGACCTCCTATCATATATACAAATCCATGTTTCCTTGTATTAACAACTACATCTGTATAACTGATACCTCCATAATCATTAGTATTATCAACATAAACTCCATCTGCCCATATAACTCTAATAGTATCTCCTCCTAATTGAATAACATCAGCTACTTCACTCGACATAGCTTTACCAGAAGGATATCTACCAAAATCATCTACTCTCTTTTTACCTAAGAGTATTGTTCTCCAAGTATTACCATAGTTAGTAGATACATTTAAAGTAGTATAAGTAACATAACCATAGTAAATACCATTATTATGCAATGCAGTATCATCTATTACTTTATATCCTTGATCATTATCTTGCCATACAAAGAGTCTTCCTGTGCATATAATAGTACTATCATTTAAGGATAAGGATCTAGGTTGATTAGCTCCTTTAAATACTCTTACTGCATCAGTCCAAGTAACTCCTTTAAAAGATTTAGACATCCAAGTAAAGTTACCATAATCACTTCTCATAAAAGCAATAAGGGTATCTCCTTTCTTCATAATAGATATCTCTTCAGGTCTAAACCTATTTACTGAAAAAGTATAGGTCTTTTGAAGAGTCCAACTTCTACCTCTATTCTTAGATCTAAGCATATAAGCATTTCTAGGAGTATCTACTCTGTCATAACCTGCATAGTACCAATAACCTGAATCATCTTCTACTACTTTAGATATGTTAAGGAAAGTAGAAGGTAAACCTGCTGCTGCTTTATCAAAGAATATAGCTCCTGGTCCTATCCTATTAAAGTTTCTATCTAAGAATAATATACTATCACTAGGATAACTAATGCTCTGTATCTTAGTACCTACTATTGTGTCTCCGGATACTCTATTAAATACATAGCTTTGATTATTATAAAGGATAGCTCTATCACTTACTTCTGTAGTATATTTAAATCTTCCGTTAGATCCTTTAGAATATTTTACTATTCTTTGGCCTCCTTGCTGATAATCATGCCCATTAGTTACTATAAATTGAAGGAACATAGTATCATTCATATAGAAGATATTAGGATTCCTAAAATAATCATTATTAGTAGTATAGCTAACATTGTATAGCATACTATCTCCTATATAAGATTTATAAGATCTTAAAGGTTTTCTTTGCCCATCAAGTTCAAAAGTACTTTGCTTATCTTGATAAGGAATAAGTACTTGTGAGTTAGATATTATTGAAATCAGTAAAAGTAATATAGTTAGTATCTTTTTCATAGTTCTTCCCAATTAGCTCCATTAAACATAACTTGAGTATCCAATGTAGTATCATATATTAGTAATCCAGTAGTAGGAGAACTAATAGCTGTTCTTTGTGCAGTAGTCATTCTAGGTATCAATAATCCTCTAGTAGTAGAAGATAGGGTAAGTATAGCTTTACTATCTTGAGTAGTAGTTCCTATAGAACTAGCTCCGAATACTCCAAATCCTAAAGCTGAAGTATTACCAGCAGTAAGAGTTTGATCTAGAGTACCTGTTCCTCCAGGAGAAGCTGTGCTAGTAACAAAAGGTATTATATCAAATGTATTAGGATTATACAAGTAAGTTACTTCTACTACATCTCCTGATAATACTGTTGTAGGATAATCTCCATAAACATAAGATGTATTCCAAGTCACAGTTCTTACTACAGTATCCCTATTAGGGATCTGTCCGCCAAAAACAAATTTCTGTGTTTGACCTGAAAACCCACTAAGGTTAATAGTAAGGGTTGACCTTACAGAGGTTGGATCTATATTATAGATATCCGTAAATAAATCAGGGTTTACCGTAGAAGTTCCAGTTAATACTTGTACTCCTGCTACATACTGATCATATATCCAATATGTTCCATCATTATAAAAAGTACCTGATTGTCCAGGATATAAGTACAAAAATGTTGATGGAGAAGAAGCATAAATTTGATTAGAACCAGCTCTTTGAATTGTTACAGTTTCACTTCCTCTGTTTTTCACATAAATCTGTTTGTTACCACTTGCAGATATTAAAGGTAATGTCCATGTAGCTGTTGTTACTCCATTATAAACATAAAAAGTATCATTAGTATACAGATTTAATGTAGTTGCAGAAGATACTTTAGGAACTAATGCACCTGATGCAGAAGGGCCTATAATAGTACCATTCTTATTTCTTATAACAGTTCCTCCAAAATCCAAAGTATCTACCCTAGTATAAGGAAAAGTAGCAGTACTAATAGATATAATAGAATCAGTAAATAGCTTACCATTATTAGCTATAGTACCTCCTGATACTTGTGAAAGTGCAGGTAGGGTAATTAGTGTGAGTAGTATAAATAGTATCTTTTTCATTAGTAAGATTTATTAGTTCTAGCAAAGAAATCAATAGTTCCGGTAGTTCCGGAAGTTACTTTAAATCCTTCTGCATGTTTTTCTATAGTAATAGATCCTGTTAAGGTGCTGTTATATAGAAGAGAGTAATCATCAGTTCTGAAGCCAAGCCTCTCTCCATCAACTTCAAAATAAACAAACTGAGGACTTGAGATAATTTGTACAGTTCCATTTCTTTCTTCAAAAGAAGTAGTTTTACAAGGGCAATTAGGGTTGTAGCAGTTCATTTATATTATTGCGATAAAATTTATTGTAGTAGTTATTGGTATTTGTAAAGTAATAGAACTTACAGTTCTTGATAATTCTGTAACTCCTGCTCCATTATCATTCATTAAGAAAGCATAGTTCACACTAGGAAAAGAAAAGCTCTCCCCATTTTTAATAAAGTTAATAGTAGTGGATGCAGAAGGATCATATACACCATATCCTATAACTATACTTTCTGCACCTATTAAGGATAGTAAAGTTGATACAGGAGCATAAAAATCTTGACCTAAATTATTAAAAGGTACTACATCTGTAGATTTAGGAGATTTTCTTTGTAGTTTGTTAATTTCTCTTATTGCCATTTTGATTTTAAATAAAGGGAGGATAGATTTACTACCCTCCCAAGACTATAGGAAAGAGAGAAGAGATTTAAGGAGCTATAGAGTATTCTACTACTACATCAATATCACCTGCTGAAGTAGTACCTACTGTGATGAGCTTTAGCTCTCCAGTTTCTACTACTGCTGTATTACCTGATGATATCATAGTAGCTTCTACTCCTGTTGAAGCTGTACCCATAAGGTTATTTAGACCTGTAAAGGTAGCTAGAGTTACTGCACCTGTTAGGTTAGTATCTGATGTTCCTGAGATAGAATCTACTACAAATTGGTAACTAGTACCTCCTGCTAAAGCAGTTCTTTCTCTAACTACAAGTTTAGTAATTATAGCTCCGGCAGGTAATACCGGAGTAGAAGATAATACAGAAGTATAAGTACCTGCATTACCTAGACTATTAAATCTTGCTTGTACAGTAAAGCTATTATTTTTTATGTTAGTTCCAGACATTGTATTATTTATTATAGGTTAACTGAAGGGAAAGCTCCAGGAGTTGAGTTAATCCAAGGATTAATAGTAGCTTCAAAAGCATTTTTCACTGCTGTTGCTGTACTAGGAATAGCTATAGTAATACTATAAGTAGAATTACTCAATCTGCTAGGGAAACTCCTATCTACAATAACTTTGATACCTTCTATATAGTATAGATCATAAGTAGTACCTGATGTAGCATAATAATCTTGCTCAATAGGTAGGATAGTTCTGTTTAGAGTATAACCCCAATTTGCTCTTGTTTTCTTCTCATAATCCAAAACAAGATCATAAGTACCTGAACCAGGAGTATAAGGAGTAGTGTAAGTAACTTGAGTACCTTCAAAATCTTCTGCAAGGAAGATAGAAAAATAGCTTCCAAATGAAAGTGCAGTTACTTTAAGACCTGCTAGATCTGAAGCATCAGGATAAGCATCAAGTTCACCTGCTGCTACACCAGAAGCTGAATCCCCTGCATACTCTCTAGTAAGAGTAATAGTAGCACCATTAACAGATGCAACAGGATAAACTGGACTTGTCAAAGCAGTAGTAGATCCTATTCTAATAGCATCTCCAGCTACAATACCATGAGAAGTACCAGAACTAGTTACTATGTTAGATCCGTTAACTACAGTTAAAGTTTCACCTCCACCAATAGCTGTACTAGATTGGCTACTCAATACTTCCAATTTAACTATCCAGTTATTAGGATCAGAAATATAAGAAGGAGTAGTAGGAGCAGCATTTACTTGCTCAGCTATAGCATCTGCAATTTCAAAAGCTGTAGCAGAACTATCAGCAGTTACAGATACAGATTTAGGATTAAAAGGGATCCAAGCTTTAGCAAGGTTATTTACTCCAAACAGGTAGTTACCAGAGTTAACAGTATTAATGGTTAAAGTACCGGAACCTGAGTAACCTACATAACTAACTTGTTTAACTGGAGCTACATAGCTTTGACCTTTCCAAACTCTTACTCCGGTTCCATCTACAGGGATAGAGATTACAGGTTGACTACCTGAACTTACTCCTTGAACAAAGTAAATCTGAGAAGCATCAGTAATGGTATCTCCAGGATTTAGTAAAGTGTTAGTGTCTCCATTGAAGATAGCTATAGCACCTTCAGGGACATCAATAGGGCTGGTAGGAGAACCTACAGCTTGATTTTTTCCAACTAGGATTTTTTGCATGACTTAATTGTCTTATGGTTATTCTATTCGTTTTAATTCTAGATTATTAGTCTCATATCTTCTGCTTTCTATCGCCTCTAAGCACATATTTACTGCCATAGCAACTATTTCAGGATGAGTAGGAGAAGCTAATTCACTAGTTTGGTTCAAAGATAATGAAATAGGTTTTGGCTGTCTAATATAGCTGATTATTAATTGTTCTATAATAAATTGACTATTTGCATAGGAATCTATGTAATTAGACTGCTCAATAGCTAAAGGATACTCCGGATTAGTAGTAGCAAAGGAATCTTTTAAGAGTACATAGAGATCATCTATTTGACATCTTCTAAGTACATTTACTTCTCTAGTTCCGTTAGATACTCCTACTACATTTTGCAATGTAAGAGTTTTAGAACTAAATGAAGTCCAATTAGTTCCTCCATCATAACTTACAAATAGAGTAGTTGATATAGGGGCTTCTATAAATAAAGTATTTTGACTATATAGAGTATAAAATCCTTCAAAGCTTATAGAATATCCTTGCAAGATAACTGAATTTCTTAGTCTTATAATATAGTTATCTTGATCTTCCGGATAATTGTAATTTGTTATACTAGAGATAAGGGAATTAGAAGTTGAAGTGATAGCAAGTCTAAAGTTAGAAAAGCTCTCATTTAGTAGAGTATTAAATGCCAGAGGAACCTCAAAATATGTCTTAGTACTAGTAATAGTATTGGATACTATTTGAGCACAGTAATTATAGTATACTGATGTTTGTTGACTTGTGAGGTACATAAAATCTTCTGGCAGCCTAAACCTATATTTGTTAGCCTCATTTGTAAGATAACAAGTATCTGAGTAATTGGTAACATGTAGGTTCTTTAAATCAGCTGTTCTCTTCTCATTCTGTTCAAATCCTGTTCTATATTGATTAGATTCAGGATTATACCTTTGCTTGATAAATTCTGTTTGAGCCTTATTTAGATAATAATCTATCTCTTCATCTGTTAAATAATCATAAAGACTAGAGTTGATTTTATCCAACTCTAGTCTAGTATTAATATGAAGGGCTTTTACGTTCATTAACTTTTACTTTTTCTTATTTGCTTAAGTTGAGCTTTAAGGTTATTTACAAAAGCAGAGTTCTTAGGATCTCTTACATAAATAACAACTTCATCTACACTATCTCCTAATATAGAATCTCCAGCTAAGAAGGTTGTACCTACTTTCCTTATGATATTATTGTGAAGCATTGCATAGATCTCTGATTTAACAGCTAGATCTTTATCTGAAGAAAAAGCAATATACTCACTAGGATTAGATTGTACTTTTTCAAATAGAGTATTTTGCTTCTCAAGTTTATCCATCTTATTAGGATCTTCTCCAAACATCCATACCAGCATATCTAAAGTATTCTCATCATCTTCATGTTTAGTGAAGAATTCTGTAGCTTTAGTAATGTTCTTAATAGATTTATTAGAGTTTACTTTAGTAGCTTCTTCATCATAGATATAGAGCCAATAATTATTACTTGTTCTAGCCTCCATCTCATTTTTAGCTACTCTTGAAGATTCAAGTGCTCTCTTATAAAGTATGTAGTCTTTAGGGTTTATAGGCTCTCCGTTTTTAGTAGAGCAATCTAAAGTAAGCCCTTTAGAATACATTACCGGCACACTAAGGTTATGCCAAAACTCATCTACTTTTTCAAAATACCTAGGATCTGTTTTATCCATACCTAAGATTTTAGGAAGAAGTAAATCTTCTTCATCTTTTGTAATCCCTTTAAGAATAACTCCGTTTTTGTATTCAGAAGATAGACCTTTTGTAGTCTCTGCAACCACAGCTTGAGGTAAGTTATCTCCATGATAACCTTTTACGTTAATTCTTACAATTCTCTTTTCTATTCCTGTCTCTTTCATAATTATTATTTAAAAAAAAGGGGAGGATTATCCCCCTCCCCTATGGGATTATTAAGAAGCTATACATTGTAAATCAATAGAAGTAGTAAACCTCCTTAGAACAACACCAGAAGTTTTCAAGAAATGCACAGATGCACCATCTATATCTGAAGCTCTAAGATCAGTATTCTTGTAACCTCTAGGAATAGTAGAACCAGCTACACCCCATTGAAGTTCTCTACCTTCTCTTACTACCATTTGAACATTAGGTTCACCATCATATAGAGATTGATCTACAAATACCATTCTATGGCTTTCTAGAGAAAGACCAGTTTCTGGATGCTTTTCTGCTGTCATAGATACAGTAGATTGATCAAAGAAAGGATTCTTAACTACGTTAATTACATAACCATCAACATGTTGATATTGAGTAAAGAAACCACCTAAAGATAGATTCCTGCCTGATCCATATACAAAAGTACCTTTATCAAATCTGTTATAGCTAGTTGACCTTAGCTCATCTTTCATAGCTTGATCAAAAGCATCTGCACCACCTATACCAGTATATAGGGTGATTTGTTTATTAGAAGTATCAGTCATACCATAAAGTACATTCCTTACAATAGACTTCAACCTAGCAGTAGTTAGAGTAGTATAAGTATCTTTATTTACTATCTGCTCTAGCAAACCAGGTCCCATGATAATAGGAGAACCACCTGCATCATCATCCATAAGGTGAGTATTCATCTTATCATCATAAGATTGTTGGCCATACCAGTACATCTCCTCACATTCTTTCTTCCACATCATAAGATGCCTGTACTCTTCCATATCCATCCATAGCTTATTAGCTCCTTCACCAGGTTTCTTATTGTAGTCTAACCACATATACCTGTTAGCAGCAGAACCAGAATAAGCCCAGCTCTTTCTATGAGTAGTAAGTCTATGCCTAATTTTAGAAGGACTCATCCAATTAGAAGCATTACCTCTAGAGAAGTCAGTACCTACAGGAGCAAACATTTGTCCAAATTGAGCACCTTGAACTAGATCTCCAGCGGGCATAGTAGCAGAAGGATCAGGATTAACCAATTGCACAGTATATTCCCAATAAGAACCTTTTTGAACAGGTTCTTCCATAATCCTTACATGAGTATTGGATTTACCGGTAATAACATAACCTTTTACAAACCATCTTTCTGTAAAAGTAATTTTAAACCTTTGATGGCCAATACCAACATTAGCTGTAGAATTGGTGATAGCAACAGGGACTACTTTATTCTGTCTAGAAATAACGTTGTAATCATAAGTATCCCCTTTAATTCTTTTTAAAGCAGGGGAGTTTCCTGTTCCAGTAGCACCAGCAGTACCCTCAGTCATATAGGATAGAGGGAAATAGGATTCCATTTGACCTGTTAAGTATGTCAAAATAGGAGAAAGTTGCTCAGGAACTATCATCATTGCATTAGCTAACGCATTATCTGTAGTAACTCCTTCGCCATTAAAGTAATCTTCGTAGAGTCTCATTTATTATTCTTGTTTAAATGCTTCGGGGGTAAGTGTAGGTTTTTTAGTACTTGGAGGAGTTTTAAGTGTTGCACCTGAACTTCCATTACTTTTACCTCTGTTTATAATACCTTTTAAACTATTGGTATGCTTAGTAGTAGCCATAGTATTAACTAAATCTTTAATACTTCCTACTCCTTTATAAACTATGAAATCCAGAAATAACTTTTCTTCCAGAGTCATGGAGTTATATTTTTCAACTTTCAAAGGTTTACCATCTTTAGTTTGGCTTCCTAAAAATTCTTTGAACTTATCTTTCTCCTTCTTAGGAATAGGCAATCCGGCTATAGTTTCTTTATCTAAAGTAGATTCAACTTGTTGCCAAGCTTGTGCAGCTTTAGCTTTATTTTCTTCTTGAATCTTTTTTTGTTCTGCTAACAAACTCTCTTTAGCTTTCTTTTGCTGATTAGAGAGATATTTCTGACCTAGTTTAGCTTGTTTTTCAAGAGTATTAGAGTCTTCATAAGTTTTAATGTATTCCTCTATTTCTTCTTTTTCAAAACCTTGGTCTTTCAATTGTGCAGTAATAATCATCTTTTGATTACTTTCTGAAGTAATATCTACCTCAGAATAATCTACTTCCGGTGATATTGTTTTTATGTATTTAGCAGGATCTCCTCCACTAATTACATAATCAGTAAACTTCTTGATCTCTTCATTACTTGAAAAGAAGTTATCAAGTCTTTCCTGAACCATTTGTTCTGAGATAATTTCAGCAGCTTTTACAAAGCCTTCTACTGAATCATCTACATCTTCTCCTAAATCATAACCTGTAGCTTTTAAGAAGATATCTCTTACTGAATCTTGTTCAATTGCTTCATCTTCAGCTCTTTCTCCTTCTTCTACTTCTTCAGTTTCAGTTTCTTCAACTTCACTTACTTCTTCAGTTTCCTCTTCAGGAGTTTCTTCTACTTCCTCTTTCTCTTCAGGAGGAGTAATTACTACATCTTCTCCATTAAAAGCATTCATAAATGCTTGAGGAGTGATTTCAGGTAATTGGGTCTCTTTTGTCTCTTTGTCCATAATTTAAAAGCAAAATTAATTAGTTGTTACTTATATTCAATAAACATTAAGTCTATACTCTTTTATAGTAGATTATATAACTTATTTTTTAGGTTTAGTATTATTTTTCTGTTTAGCTTGTTTTTCTTTTATAGCTAATTCTTTCTCTTTAAGTTTTTCATCTGAGATCTGCTTTCTTTCTTTAAGTATTTGATCTCTTTCTTTTAAAGCCATTTCTCTTATCTCTAAGATATCTAATTGACCATCTTTATCTGCATCTTGAGCTTTGCCAAAACCTAATGCACTTATAGTAGCTATTTCTATCTTATTCTCTCTATCAAGTTGTTTTTGAGTAGCTTCAAATTCTTGTTTCTGCAATTCTCTTTCAGTTATCTTATCTTCAATAAGCTCAGCAGATTTTCTAGATGCTTCTTCTAGTTGGTTATTTAGTTGCTGCATAGCTAACTCTGCATCAGCTACTTTCTTCTTAATCTCAGCAAAGTTATCTGAATCCAATATCTCTAATGCAGCAGAAGCTCCTAATCCATTTTGAATAAAAGCTTGAGCATTATTTCTTGCTAGTTCTAACTTTCTATATTCCTTAGAAGTGTTATTTACAAATACAGAATATTCAGAGTTAGCATATTCTGCACCATCTACATTTAGAAAAGTTCTTCTTGAATCATGAGTAATGAAACTAGCTTTCTTACCATTTACCCAACTTATCTGGCTAAGATCTATAAGATATTGAAGATCTCTTCTTTCTAAATTAGAGTAATCTGCAAATAGCTTTTCAGTAATTGCAGAACTTTGATATATAGCTGCTTCTACATTCCCTACTAATTCATTAGCAGATATTTGACCTTGTCTTTGCCTAGTTACCCCACAAAGAGCTTCCCATTCAGATCTTATAGAAGCTAAAAGTACTTCAAACTTATCTATGAAGTTACCTAAACTCATATCTATTTGAGATTGTTGAGTAGGATTTAATCTCAATCCTTCTTTATCTGAGTAATCTACTATCATCATATTCATAGACTCAATATAATGAAGCCACTTTTCTAATTCCCAATCACTAGGTTTAGCTTGCAAATCAAATACTCCTATAATTCCCTTAGCCTTAGCTATCATAAGTTCATATCTATACTTATAGATATTGTAAGTTACTTGATAAGGAAGCCCTATACTAATAAGAGAGATGTTATCAGAGTTTCTATTAGAGTACATTCTTCCGTTATATGGAAGTTTTCTAAGACTAATATTATTCTTACTTAAAGAGCATTCAGGTATTGGTCTTGCTTTAAAGTAATATCTATCATATACTTTATAGCATTCCCAAGGTTGATTAACCCAAACCCACTCTACTTCTTCATTAGGAGAAGGAGTATAATCTTCTGTAACTATATCTTCTTGCTCCATACCAAATTCATCTATGAATTTAAGTAACCCTATCTTTTGTTTACTTTGCCATACTATATGCACTACAGGTATCAATCTTTGTAAGCTATATAGACTTTGACCTGTTGAAGTATTAGTATAGATTGAAAAAGGATAATTTTGAATAGGGCTAACAGGATTCTCAAACTCATCTATGATCTCCTTAGTTAACTTAGGGTCATCATAGAATTTAGATTGTACAGTTCCCGGAGTCATTAAAGTATAATGGATTACCCAATCTCCATCTTCTATATAATCCTTATTAGGATCTCTATGGAAATCTATCTCTAAAGGATTAACTATATTGAATATAGGCTCATCATGCTCTATACCTCTATAAGTGTAGACTTCTCCGGATATCATAAAGTCTAAGAATCCTTTATAGTTCTTTTCTATAAACTCATTATAGCTAACTATATAATCCATAGACTGTTGTCCTAATATAGCTCTTTGATCTTTGAAGTTAGTATTTACAAAATCTTCTACTTGCTTAGGAGTTTGTACTTCTTCAGAAGGTTGATCTGTTGGATATCCTAACTTATTAAGTTCATTAATAAACATTTGATAAAGAGCTTTAGTAGCTTCTTGCTTTATCTGCTCTTCTTTTAAAGTTTCTATATCTGAGTTAACTGCTGTTACTTGATAGATAAAAGGTCTTTGTATCTTTTCTCCTGCTAATCTATCTATTACAGGTTTAAGGATATTCCAATTAGTAAGTTTAGCTGGAAAGTTATCAAAGTTTTTACCCCAAGGTTTCATTAGATGAGAGTATTCCGATATATCTATATTACCGGTATAAGCATCATAATAAGTTTTAAGGAGATACTTCTTTCCTGTAGTATTAATAGCACTCATATCTATTATGCTATTAACTGTATCTTTTACCCAATCCTCATCTTTTTTAGAGAAGGGTATAGCTTGATTTGGTATTTGGCTCATCTTATATAATTTCTTTCAAAAAAAGAATTAGGATCTTTTTCTACTTGTGCTTGTACTATCTTTTTATGTGTAAGTTCTCTATTAAAAAACATACCAATTATTAAAGCAGATACTCTATCAAAGTTACCCTTTGAATTGTATCTTATAAGTTCTCTAATTAAACCTACATCATAAATTAAGTGCAAATTTAATAACTTGTTTCCATTTTCATCTATACTTCTTTCCTCTAATAACCAATCTCTTAAATATAATTCTCCTACTCTCTTTCTCTGTTCAGTCATGTGCATACCATAACTTCTATTTCTATTGCTTTGAAGTTCCTTATTATCCGGTAACTTAAACTCTTCTTGTAACCATTGAAGTTTTCTAAATCTCTTAGCATAAGATATAACATCTCCTCTATCATTTTCAAATCCTATTTTAGCATTATAGTATTCAGCAAGTAAAAATAGATTCTTGTTATACTCATCCATAGAATGGGGTCTTGCTACATAACTAGCTACTATACAATCATCAGGTTGTCTTTTATCATTCATTCTGAGGATAACATAAGCTGCACCTAAAGATTGACCTTCTCCATCTTGACCATAGGGGTCATGGCATATATAGTATAGATTTGAGGGAATCTGATTATGTGAGTCCTTATAGGGAGTTGAGTAAATTACTATAGCTCCTGTTTTATCAGAGTCTTTTCTAATAGGGAAATCTTCTATAGGAGATAAATCAGGATTATGTACAAATTTTACTTTACCGGATTCATCATATTCTAAATTACCTACTAATTCAAATCCTTTTACATTAGAATGGGTTAGGGTCTTTTCCCAACTAGATAATTCAGCAGTAGGAAATATATTGATATTAGTTCTAAGAAAAGCTTCAGAAGGAGTAAAAGGTTTCTCTGCAATTTCTTGGGCTAGAGCTTTTTGACTATTTGCACTTCTTTTAATAGTATCTCTTGTGGAGAGTATTTCACTTTTAGCTTTCTCTATATCAGAATTACCATATTCATCCATACATCCCAGCATATTTTTATATGCAGGTACAAAGAATCCACACTTATTTTCGTGCATCCCTTCTTCCCAAGTATTATATACGGAGTGAATTTTATATCCTTCAGGATTAAAAAAGAGATTCTCTAATCCTTCCGCTTCTTCCATATCAGAACCTCCTGTACCAAATGCTAAGGAGAGACCAAAAGTAACTTTACCTTGTTCCATAGAGTGCCTTGATATTTGCCATCCCTTTTCAAGATGCTTCATATTACCAGCTTCTTCCCATAAAATAAGCTTTCCCACTTTACCCCTCGACTTATTTGGATCATCTAGTACTAGGCCCATTATCTCAGATTTATATCCGGCTTCTATTCTTTTACCATTATCCATTATTTGATAAGAAGCTCTCTTGTGCATATCAGTATCTTTGTACTGCCTTCTCTTTGACCAAGCTGTATTAGTATCTATAGACCCCATAATATCCCAAGCTTTGTTTAGAATACCATTCTTAGTAAGATATTCTATACTCTCAGCAAATACATAGTTCTTACTTCCTGGAATTAAAAAATAGTTTCTATTCAGCATAGAAGCTCCTTTCCAAGAGTAACCTGTTCTTCTGGATTTAACTACTACAGCATGTTCTCCAGCTTTCTCTGCTTCATCTAAATAATGAAAATACTCATAGTCTCCATCATAAAATAAAGGAAACCCTTTAACAAGATTTCCTTTAGTATTTTTTCCTATTTCATTAGATATAGATCCGGAAGCTACTGCCATCTCTATAGGACAGAAGTTGAGATAGAAATAGAAGTATCCTGGTATATAATCTCTTCCTGTATGATATCCTTCTATAGATCTTCTTATCTGCTCATCCCAAAATAGTTTATAAGATCTTGTTCCGGGAATAGCTTTAGTATAGGATTTGAACTCTTCAAATTCTCTTCTTGTTGCTGTAAACTCTAAAACATCATCTTTAAACATTATTCATAATCTCCTATGGTTCCGGCTCCTCTAATAGAAGAAGAACTAGATTGTATCTCTTTCTTAACTTTCTCTTCAAGTTTAGTTATGTTCTCTATAGACTTAGGTAAATCTTCTGCCATAGATATAGCTGTACTATATAACTTTATTAAGTCAGGAAGCTTAGAAGTATCCTTATCATCTTTAATAGCCTTAACCATACCTTCTATAGATTCTCTAATAAATTGTAAAGTATCTACAGAACTCTCAAGAGTCCTTTTAAGTTCCTTTAGAGTTCTTTCTGATACAGTTTCTTTAAGACTCTTATACTTTTCCATAGCCTCCTTAATAACTTCATCAGGAGTCCATTTACCATCAAAATCTAAATCTTCTATTATAGTTTGCTCTCTTTCAGCTTCTGGAATTCTTTGGTATATACTTTTACTATCACACATAAAATATATATAGGCTAGTTCTCTTAAAGCTTTATACTTTTTACGCCCATCATGATCCCCCTTAATTGTTCCTCCTCTGTCTCTTTCTACAATACGTTTTATCCACTTAATTGTTCTAACTTCTGGGTCTAAAGTAACTTTTCCAGAATCGTCAACATCAAATATTTTCATATTTTAAATTCTTTACTTTCTAAACAAGAATAAATTGTTTTTACCCATAAAATAAATTCTTCTAAAGAACTGTCTCTCTTAGCTCTGTTGCATTTAGCACAACAGGGTACAACATTATCTATAGTATATCCTTTAGTGTTGTCTACTCTGTCTACTCCGTTGTAAGTATACTTAGAATGCTCAACATTAATTTTTATCTTTTCTATCCCTCCTTTTTTATATCTAACTACTGCATCGTTTGAAGGAGGACTTCCACAATATGCACACTTTTTAAGAGTTAAATTTCTAAAATCATCTTCTGTTAAATACCAAGAAATTTTTCTATACAGTGCTCCTTTTTTATAACTAGACAAAACCTTTTTAAAACCTGCTTCTCCTTTATCTAAAGATCTTATAAACAGGTCTTTAGATAGACAGCCACAAGACTTTTTATTTCCACTATTTAGTTGACTTTTAGTACTAAAAGTCTCTTTTCCGCAAGAACATCTACATTTATAAGGTCTGTTGTTTGTAACTTTACTGCTTAGTTTTTCTATTACAGTCAATTTTCCAAAGACATCTCCCGGATGTATATCTTCTTTTTTGTTTATGATTTTACCTCTTCCATTTTTCTTTACACAGCCACAACTTATTGGAGAGTTGTTTCTTAGCACATTATACACATTTGCATAAATCTCTTTTCCACAATCACATAAAAACAAACCTTTTTTAGATCTTATAGTTTTTCTAACTCCTAAATAAGTTAACTTATTTATCTTATCTCCTTTTCTAAGTCTATACTTTTTACCCGCATTAAAACTTTCGTTTTTTATAATATCTTTTGACTCTTCCATATATCAACTAAGAGTTAGAAGGTAGTTAGTTTTATTAATGAGATTCAAGAATTCATCCAAGATATTATTTAATCCGGTATTATCGGGATGCTTACTCCTTAGTACCTTAATAAGGCTAGAGGCACTATTTAAAAGTGCAGTAGAGTTATTTACATTTAGAGGAATAGTCTCTTTATAAGTAATTTTAATTCTCCCATAAGTTCCTTGATAAATCTCTATATATTGATCAGATAGATCTAACCAACTATCATAAAATTCATTAAGAGCTTTATGCTCACTATAGCTACTTGTTTGTAAATGAAGAATATGGGCAATATCCCTTATTCTAAATAGATCCGTTATTATGTTCAGTGATTCCAGTTTCATCTTTATTTATTATCTTTAGAGCTTCTTCTACCTTACTCTTCTTTACAGTAAAAGTACCAAAGTACCTTAACTTAGTCTCCATATACATAGAACATCTATGGAGTACATATTCAAATTGAGAGTAAACTATTCTTTTAACTTCCTTTTCAGGTATATTAGTTTTACTGCTTATTTGTTGTATTACTTCTTCTCTCAGTTTATCCATATAAAAATCTTATAAGTCTTTCCTATAGTGTAAAGTATATCATAATCTACCTTCTCTTTAGTATAAATGTTCTCAATCCCTATACCATAGGAGATCATTTTATCTACAGAAGTAAACTTATAGATTATCATATATAGTTGATTATAAACCTTATTTGCGTTATCTCAGTACTAGGAACTAATAAAGGATTAAGATAGTATTTAGAGTTTTTAGAGTCAAATCTAATAGCACTTTTTCTCTTTAAACCAGCTATAGTATTATTCAGATTATAGCTACTCATCTTTAGTTTATCACTTATAGCAGCTCTTACTGAAGGATCTAGTATATTATCCGGTTTATTAAGTTCATAATAATCACAAAAAGAGAGAAATACTCTTCTCTCTTTTTGTGTTAATTTAGCTGCTCCATTAAGTACTTCTAAGAACTTACTTGCAAAGTCCTCTTTACTTATGTTAGCATATAGGATTCTCTCTTTCTCTATCATCTTATTAGTTTTATACAAATACTTCAAGTCCTCTAACAAGAGTTTCTAGATTTCCTATAGACTTGTTAAGAGTACTAATCTGCTCTCTAAGTTTACTTTCAACAGTAATTACATCTTTCTCTGTATTTTCACATTCTGTGGTAATTGGTAAGTAAGTAAAATTAATTTTACTGCCTACTTTTTCTAACCTAGAGATTAAAATTGATACTTGTTGATTTGCATCATTAAAAGAGTTTAATAGCTCTTCTGCTGTTCTAGGTTTTGGTTGTGCTGATTCTGTATTCATTTTTTTATAGTCTTTATTTTAATTACATTATAATACCACTTTTAGGTAAGATAAGATC